GTCGATTGCCTCGTTTGAGACATTAAAAAACTGGGATAAGCGATTCATGTTATTTACTCTCTAATAGCGTGCTTTCATCAAGATCATCTTCATAGCGAGTTGAAGATAGCTCAACATATTTAATTATGTTCTGGCAAACATTTAGACTATGGCGTACCACATCAAGTACTAAACCGCTACTCACCTTATTGACAACTTGGCTCATACTTGAAATAGCATTAAACACTAACCACGCTTCTGATGACTTGTCATGATCATCCTTATCTATATCATCGTAGATATCACGTTCAAGCTTATCTACCGCGTCAAACATACTTTCTATACTTTTGACTGAACGTTTATTGTAATAATCATTAAAATAAATAATATTATCTACAAGCGTTGTGACATAATCACAGGCATCTATCATGGCGGCCTTGGTTAGAACAGGAAGTTTATTTTCTTTAATTTTAAACTTAGGATTAATTAAAGATAAACTACCCAACCTCGCCATAGCACTTAAATCACCTACCTTAATCTGAAGACGTTTGCTATCACGCAACCCGTTGCTGGATAATACATATACTGCTTTATTTCCCGGTAATGTTTCAGTACTGTGTATCTGGGTGGGGGTAGCAAAGAACTCCATAAAACCCTGGACGACGGGTTGATAAGGGAAAAGCTGATTAACGATTAAGTCTTTAACAGGTAGTTTCTTTTTACTGAGAACGATTACACCTATAACTTGATGTATTTTATTCAATATTTCATACGCTGAATTGGTTACGGTTTTTCTATCAAAAACCGTATTCTTAACGTCAATGTCTGCCAGGCCTTCAACCATAACGGTAATAGCTTCAATACTTCCAACCATTTTGGTATTAAATAGTGGAGTAACACCCGCCATACGCTCTTTGATTAGATTTAAATCTACGCTACCTTCTATATCCAAAGCTGCAGATATCACTGGCGCTGTTATAGGCTTATCATCCTTCACCTCGCCCAGAGTTTCTAAGTTACGTCTTGTATGCTCAACACGTTCTTTGAATTTCTTGGTGCTATCAAAAACTTTACGCAACCAGACCCGTACCTGACGCATCGCATACTGTACCGCCCGGTACATAGCCTGCCATACTCGGCGTATGGTTTCTTTTATATCCTCTACTACCCTCTTGGCCTCTAGACCAACCTCGCCCACTACGGCGTTTACACCTGCCAGCACTACATCGTCAATCTCGTTTACAGGGAGAGACTCATTAATGGATTCAAGCCCTGCAGCGATATCTACCAGCCTCTCAATATCAAACTGATTATCCTCCACACCCATGTATGCAACTTCTGCATTGGTGAATGCTGCCTCTGATAGTAATGCCAGTGCCTCACCCTTAGACGGGGACTCAACGGCAACGTTAGATTGCTCGTTTAATAAATTATCTAATAGTGCTTTTCTCACGGTTGATCCTATATTTTATTAATAACACGTCATAGAAATAGTATAGCCGTGTTAATTAAGGAGCCTTCACCCATGGGTATAACAAAAGACGATATTGCTGGAATTGAGTGTATTCACGCTAATTATTTTGTTAATCAACACACACGTCGCGATGACTTGGTGCTGGTAAAAGAACGTGTACATTTAAAAGATGGCAGACGCATATCGCGCATGGTACCGAAGATTAATGTAAAGAAAGCCTTCTATATTACACGAGAGGGCTATCAGACGCATCACGAGAAAAAAGAATGGGAAGAGCGTAACCGTGTCCAGCGTTACGAGTCTACTCAAGTACTGCTAGCTGATAAAGTCGCGATGGCGTTGGGTAGAACGCCAGGTATGGGACATCTGGGTATGTTGAACCAAAGTCCGTATGTCTACGGTACGGATATCATGCCTACTGTGTTAGTAAAACACAAATACATGAAAGACTACCCGGAGTATAACGATGCACGTTATGACGCTGACAACGCGGTACTGGATTTAGAAACCAATACTGTCTTTGATCATCTACATCCAGATGACAAAGCCATGTGTCTTAAGTATGACGATAAGATAGGTGAAGTACAGCGTCGTATGGATTTCATGCGTATGCAGCTTGAAGAAGCTAATAAAGATAAGAAAGGGGCTAAACAGGCTAAACGTATTAGCGAGCAGTTAAAGCTAGCACGTGATGAGATTGTTAGCCTGCAGACAGAGCGCAAACCTTACGAACAGCCTATCATTTCCGGTTCACTGACCATGAAAGATAAAGTGTTCATTGCGGTGACTAAACGCTTCGCTGAAAGAATACAAGGAGATGCGGTTTCTATCGTGGATGGGCTGTTTGATCTTTATTTGGAAAAGTATAAGAAAGAACGCAAAATCAAGTTAGAGATTGAAGTGGTTGATAATGACTTCGGTGTAACCAGGGCTTTATTAGAGAGAGCCCATGCGTGGCGTCCTGATTTCATCTTAATATGGAACATGAACTTTGATATTCCAAAGATGATAGAGTCGTGTAAGCGTCACAATCAAGATCCTGCATATGTCTTCAGTGATCCCAAGATTCCACCTGAGTACAAATACTTTAAGTATAAAGAAGGGCAATTACAGAAGACCAAGGCGGACGGTAAGACCTACTCACAGCACGTTGCAGACTTATGGCATAGCGTCATAGCACCTGCTAGCTTTTACTTTATTGACTCCATGTGTCTTTATAAGAAACTACGTGTTACTGAAGCTCAACAGCCATCTTATAGCTTAGATGCTATATTAGGTAGGCATTTGAACTTATCTAAGTTGAAGTTTGAAGAAGCTGACGCATATAAAGGTCTAGAGTGGCACCAGTTCATGCAGACTAACTACCCTGCTGAATACCTTATCTATAACGCCTTTGACTGTATTGCCGTTGAGTTGTTAGATGAAGACCAAACTGATATTAAGAAGATGCGTATCTTGTTAGGTCACTCTGATGTTATTAAGTTTCCATCTACCCCTAGACGTTTGGCTGATGATTTACATTTCGTCTGCGAGGAAGAAGAGAACAAGGTAATGGGATCAACGAGTAATGAGATGGTAGCTGAAATAGACCATCTTCTACCCTCACTACAGGGATGGATCTGCACCCTACCTAGTCATTTGATTCACAAACGTGGTCTTAACCTTATAGAAGAAGACCCGTCTATTGAAACCGGCCTATCCGTTGCCGTATCTGACTTAGACGTTGCAGCCGGTTACCCAAACATCGGCATCATTACCAACGCCTCACGCGAGACTACTATCTTAGAGTTTTGTCGTATACAAGGTAAGAGTGAAGATGTATATAGACGTGCTGCTATCAACATGACAGCTGCTCAGACTAATGCAGTAGAGGTATGTAGAGAAGTGTTATCCATGCCCTCTATGAACACTTTGCTTGCTGAGTTTACCAAAGAGAAAGGGATTGAACATCCCGTAAACAGATAAAAAAAGAAAGGGCATACCCTACCTCTACCTTTTGACGGGTAGAGGTAGGGTCTTTATGCGTTACTTTAATCTGTATCTTTTACGCTAGTGTCGTTTATCAACACAAGCTTCTTTAATGGCAGGTGTCATCCAATCGGGGACAACCATGAACACACCATTTCCAAACAACTTTGGATACCCAGGACCATTGGCATCGCCGTTCCACCGCACACCCATTGTCTTAGACCAATTACCGTCATCGCGACGGTACTCGCCTTCTACCACACTAAAATTATCATCATCATAGACGACGGTGGCATTTCTCCAACGCTTAGCGCGTTCTACTACTTCTTTCGCTGATGGCATATTATAGATTCCTCAAATATATACACATGGTTACAAAAAGGTTATTAGTTTACTGTTTAAAAGATAAAGCACGGATAATAGATTCGCATGCTTGTTGTTCTCCATTCCCTTCATTTACCGCTTGGACAATGCGATCAATTAACTGTTGTTCAATATCAGACATATAACCCGCGCGTTCAGTGACAGCGCCAGGCTGGTTACCTAACTCGATTAAACCACGTTTAAGGATACAAGTATAGCGGTCAAAGAAAGCAATGGCTAGGGTAGCGTATGGGTGACCTATACTTTGGAAAATAGCGCGTAAACCTTCAAGACGTGTATGTACCATGGAATGGACTTCGCCAGCATCAATTAACGCCTGGCCAATTTTATATTTAACCCAGTAGTTGTTGTGGTATTGATTTAAAAGGTCTAGTTTGTTTTTCATTAGTTAATTCTCTTATATTAGTTATTTAGCGCTACTCAATAAGGGCATTGAGTCACAATAGTAATATAGGTCTATAAACTTTTACTATCGCCTAGACGGCAAAAAACCACGACCAGCCTGGAGGGACCGGTCGTGGAATGGGGCGCATACGCGCAAAGGTTAATTACTTCCCAAAGAAAGCAATCAACTTCTGCTCTTTTTCGCTGTTACGAAGTGTAGAGGCAACTAGCTCAAGGTCAGTCTGCTTAAGTGCTTGTTCACGGGTAGATGGGTCACATACCGTAATGAAAAGGTTAAGTAGACGCTCAAAACACTTACGATCTTGACCAGAAAGTTTAACTTGGTCAATGAAGCGATATAAACGTTTTTCGTGGAACGCGCTATCACGGTTTTCGTTGATGATAGCAAGTACGCTGTTAAGGCTAGCGTACAGTTCTTTGCCGTCCAAGCTTAAGATGCGTTGGATAGCACGGTATAGAAGCAGTTGCTGCTGAGAGCCTTCTAGCGCCGACATTGGTCGACCCTTAGCCATTTTATCAGCATAGGTAACAACAGTCTCTACAGCGCCTTCTGCTTGCGCTGACAGACCCTCAGGCATAGTAAAGCTAGCTTTTTCTTCAGCTTTGTCTTCAGACTGTTGATCTTCAGCTTGGTCTTCCTGAGATGCTTCAGGTTGAGTCTCGCCTTTATCAGCGCCGTCAGATTCTTCACCCTCACCAGCCTCTGGTGTTTGTGTGCCTTGAACTTCAGTAGAACCTTCAACTACCGCCGGATCGACTGGCTTGTCGTCAGCTTGTTGTTGCGTTACTTCTGCTTCCTTAGCAGTCTCTACCTTTTCTTGTTCTGCCTTAGATGGAGCAGGAGCTGCCGTTGTCTTCTTAGCAGCGCCACGGCGTGATGATTGGCGCTTAGTTTTTTGGTCAGTCATATTTCTTTCACCTTGTTAGATGGGATGGATGAAGTTGTGCATAGAATAGACAATAAGTCATTTAATCGTACACGACTTGGTTGGTTTAAACTCAATCATACTATCAGACCACAGGGTACTCTTTAATACGCCCATCTATAACACGTGCTTGTACGCTAGCATCTAGACTCTTATACGGATAGCGCATCTGTGTATGCTTAACTAAAAAATAATTAACAATACCCTCACCTAGGCTATCATATGGCATAAATGACATGTGCATCTGTTTAACGGTTTGTTCTTTAACGGGCTTATCTACGGTATAGCCATACATCTTTTTATGGTCGTCAGTCCCTTCTGGTATAAGTGTGTCGTAGTAATAGCCATCTACGCTAAAATAGGCGTGTTGTGAGTTTTCAAAGAACGACACGTCATAGCCCGCACGCTTTAGACGTATGCCTATAGCTAACGCTGCTAATCCACAATCCCCTGAGTTGATAAGTTCCAATGTACTTTGTATTTCTACTGGGTGACTGCTAATAGCTTCCACTAGACGTTTAGAATGCCTAAGCGTTTTATCCTGCACACCCATCAGTTGTTTATAGTCTTGTATGAATGCGTTGATGGTGTCTTTAATCATGTTATTCTACTTTGTAATTATTTATCATTGTCTATGTGATTAAGAGATAATGTTTTCTCTGACGGCATAAAAGGAGGCCGAAGCCTCCTAATAACTGATAGGGTCGGCTACCCCTAATTCTTTTCTAAAGCCATCAATTAATTTTACATAACTAATAGTCTCTTTAGAGTGATGACCGGTTATCTGCGGTAAGCATTTGATGATGTCATTGTAACCACTTGGGTTACCACACGCCTTTTGCGCATTAAGCACATGACCACAACCAGCATTATAACATGCCTGGGCTAACCATATCCTGTCTAACTGAGGGCGGGGTGATGTCCAGAAGTTATAGCGAGTATTCATATACCACGCACCAGCTTCGATGTTAGTACGCGCATCCCACACATCCCTACCCTGTTTAACAGATTCAGGCACCCCGTCAAACGTCCCTGGCATAAACTGACACACGCCACCAGCCCCAACTGGACTTACCGCTTTAGGATTGAAACGACTTTCCTGCCAACACTGAGCTTTGAGCCAGCGCCAGTCTATCTGAGGCATATACCAACTCATGGCTGATTTAAAGAAAAGATCGTACTTAATAGATTGCAAGCCTTTTAATTTACTGGCTTCTACTACTTGGTACGTGTTCTCTTTAATTTCATCCTTTTCTTCTGCAATAGGATCAAGCTCTTCAACAGGCTCTTCAACCTCAACAACCTCTACCTCTTCAACTACCTCCACAGGTAAAGGTTCGGTCTTATCTGTATCAGGGGGTGGGATAGATTCCCCACATCCCCACAGAAAGATAACAAGTATAATGGTCAAATAACGCATGATGACCTCCTATACTAGGGCAAAGCATCCCAGCAACATAATAGCAAACGCAATCATACGCGTATTCCAATAACTCACTTTTGCTTTATCATCTTTAATCATGTCCCATTCTTCTTTGAACCTGATGTCCAATAACTTATCTGCAATACGTAAAGACGTAAACCAGAAAATCAACACCAACGCCGCTGCTATAAGTTTCTTACTGATAGCAAACAAAATAGGATATAGAAACGCTTCCATAATAGTACTCCGGTAGATTAAAACTAGGCTAATGATTTTTGACAGTATGACATTAGAGCATACATGGATCTTACACCATGACCTATAAGTGATACATACGGTTTGTCTAATCTCACGGCCTGAAATCTCACTACGTTCCTAATGAACTCAGAAACAGATTGACGCGTTTCATCTTCTTCATCAGTAATGATACCTACCGCTTTATTACCTGTTTTAATGAGATCTTCTTTACATTTCTCAATCTCATCAAACTGCTCGTAGTAGATTTCAAATGAATCCAGTATCGCTAGGCAGTTTCTACACACCTCAGTTACTTGATCGTCAGTAAGCGCATCTATCTCTACGGCCTCACCCGAGGTATTCGCTGTTTTACTAAAGACATCTACATGTGTGTTAGACAGGTGTGCCGAGCCTAGGCGTGAATAACTGATCACCGTAGGGTGGTTTTTCAATATTACAGAATGGGCTTGTTCCTTATTAAATCGCGGATAACGCATTAAAGGATAACGTCCCCCTACTACGGGTACCGTTCTAGGTGAGAAAGTTAAATGACTATCGCTGGTGATGCCACGTATTTTAAGCGACTCATGCCAGATTCCATTAGGTGGGTTAGACTCACCTACATCAGGCGCGATATGGCACGTAGTCCATAGCGATTTAATCATGTCTTTTAATTCACTATACTGCGCGTCACCATACTCGCCAATACCTTTATTGAAAACAATGGGAATGTTCTTAAGGATATCAGAAGTATTCTCAACGCTACTAAGTACAGATGGGAAGTCCACTTTAAAACAATCACGCATAATAACAACGGTGTTGTTGAAGTCCTTTAACAATCGATCACGGGTGATTATATCCCCACCTAGATAGTTTAATTCATCACGTAAAGATACGACTTCGTTGTAATGGTAACCACGGTCTAATTTACTGACAGCTTCAATCAGCTTACGTAGGTTAGGTATAGCCAATGCTATTTTCTTAGCCCATAGCTTTACTTTCTTCATCCCCTCTACAATGTATTTAACAATACTTTTCCAGATCGACTTAACCTGACTACGTATGCTTTCAACACTCACGACCTCTTCAGCCATACCTAGTGAGCGAAAATACTCTACATGTTCTGCCGATACCGTTGTTTCATTGTTTTCTTCTAAAGCAGTAGCCGTTCTATCTAATAGGACAAGTCGATCAAAGTGATCGGTAATGGTTTTAAAGAAACCCTCAACGTCTAACGTTAGACGCTCCACAGAGACCATAATAGTATCTAACTTGACGATCTCTACCATCCTTGCTGCTACGGCTGGGTTTAAAGTAGACACAGCGTACTCCTCATATTCTGTTAATTGATCATAAACATACCGTGACTTTTAAATCGAACCCTGCTGCTATATCCGGATCAAAGACCTCTCTGAATAGCTCGATCACTTCATGTTTGTTTAAATTACCCTTACCACATCCTAATAGAGGAAAGCCAATGTGTTTAACGCCTAAGCGTGGGAGGTTATCCAAACAGGCATAAAGTCCTCTAGATATCCATTCTAGCTTAGAGTCATTACGCCATCTGTCTTTTGTTGCGAAACATAATACATTCTTATATGGATGTCGATAAAGCCAACTATGTCCCGGGTTAAGTTTACGTTCTCCACACAAATAATGGTATTGATTAAACAGATCATCTGGGTATTTGCATTTAAACGCTAACGCTAATCCATTCCCCATGATGCCGTCACAGTTCACAGGGCAGACTATGGTGTCTGCTTCTAATTGAAATAAATCTGAATGTACAAATTCTAATAGCATTGTTTTATTATCCCACCTTTACCTCTATATAGTTACACTACGGCGTAATTATAGACGAAACGGCATAAGGCCAGGAATTACTTCCCAGCCTTCTTTACTTTCTTTTGTTTCTGAGCTCGCATGGTTTTACGCTTAGCTGCCTTCTGCTCGTTAATAGCTTCACGCATTTCATTTTGAATCTCCTGCATCTGCTCTTCTTCTTCAGCAATGGCTTTAGCAGCATCATCAAATATATCAGTAACCGTATCACGAGGTAAGGCAAGAAGCTCCGTTAACGACAAGCCATAACGTTTGTGAATGTCATACATCCTAAAACGTTTAATCATGAAAGGTTTCAACCCCACTTTAAGGGTATCCTCTACCGGATGCATGGCTACAATACTTAAAGGATTATAATCGATGCCATCATAGTTGAAAATACCGTAGGTGTGGTCGTAAGCCTCTGTTAACGCTATCTGCGCCCCGATACTATCTAAGGCAGGTAACGTCATCATTGCTTGGTTTAACGGTGAGTTAGCGTTTTGTTCACGCTCAAGCCCAAAACGAGGAGAGATTAATCTACCTCGCTGCGCTCGTTTATCCTCTTGCTCCGTTTGAACGCTACGAGGGTAATAAAAAGCTGTTCAATCTCAAGTGGAATTAGATAAGGTGAACGACCCATTGCATCTTTTTGCTCACCGCCACACGATGGACATGTATAGGTAGGAATACCTACAATGCTAAATGCTGCGTTGTCAATGAAAGTTTGCATGTGGTTTCTAAATGCCTTGATAGTATCCGTATCTGCAGACAGTTGTTCACAAAGCTTATCAATAGTTTCACGATCGTTGCCCGCTACAACAGCAGCATCATCGCCCTCACCTATCACAAAACGACCTACCCAGTGCGAGTAACGACGTAGCATGATCAACTTACTTTGTTCCTGCATATAGCGAGCGCGTTTCTCATATTTGATGTCTTTACCCAACCCTTCTTCAGTCATACGTTCGATGTCTTCCGCCCAACGCACCCCTGATGAGATAGTCTCAAGCATAGTAGGCACACGAAGATCCATACCCACCGCTGCATTCACACGGAGTGCTTTTGCATTAGGATGTATAAACTCTTCCTGGTACCACTTAACACGTTCCAGCGTTACCTTACTGCTACGTTGCGCCATATGAGTACGTTGCTTCTCACTAAGCACACTGTTATCCGTCCACAGCAACTTAGGGATATTTAGCGTTTCTTTAACAACATGTTGACATTCGCTAACATCCGACATACATGCACGAGTAAACGGATAACCTTTAGGGAAGACCGCACAACTTAGCCCCCAGATTAGCAGTGAGTAATCTGTTACCAAGATATTCTCACGTAACATCTGCTCATTCCAATCTTTAACATTACAATCGTAAATGTGATCGATAATAAAGTTAAATAGGTGACCGCGTATATAAACGCCTGAGTGGCTAAAGGCGGTGCCGCGTGTATTTCTACCTAGCTTTCCTTTCTCAAGAGCAATACGTTCGTCTAACTCGATTAAAGCGCCTTCTGAGGGAGCTTTGATACTCACCCACATACCAGAGTGCCATAAAGGTATCTGAACTGAAGTACCCATGGTCAACATGGCGTTAACTTTCAATAACGCCGCTTCACCACTGATAGTGCCGCCTGGATTTGTTTTACCAATCTTAGGCTTAACCGCAGACAAACGACCAGAGTCACTATCAACGTATTGTCTAAAGTCACTACCCTCAGACGCTAATCTCTCTTCAAAGAAAGGTTTAGCGAACATCTTAGAGTAAGGCATGATGTCTTCACTTAAACTAAGCTCTAACGTATCGCTCCATAGTTGCGCCGAATCAGATGACAAGGACACTTTTGCCATATCGGATAAAACATCTAACATGTTAGACATATTGGCGCTAGGAAGCGCTAATGGGACATCGGTGTTCTTAGATTCATCTAACGGTGTACTGTAATCGCCTGTTTGTGTAAAAGTAGGCTTTATTGTTTCTTCTGGTTCTTCAGCTTGACCTAACTCATGTTGATCGTAGTGATCACTTACTCGTGTTCTTGGCTGATCGCCGTGATCCACATCACGAGGATCTTGTTCATCTTGACTCATTACTTTCTACCTCCTTTAGCCATCGCCATCAGGTCTAACGTTTTCTTAGGCGTAGCTGTAGTACCTAAGCGACGTTGTTTGACCGCTGGTTGTTTTTGCTGCTTCTCAATCTCAGCACGAGCCTGATTAGCGTTTTCTTCGACTTCCTCTACCGAACGCCCTTCGGTGAGTTCTAAGATCTGTGCCGTGGTAATAGGTACAACGGCGTTATAATCTTCCATCCACTGCTGGTAATCTTGACCGATGTCAATTGCAATGAAGTTTGCCTCCATCTCATCTTTTGGAGCTTCGCGGCTAATATGTCTATCGCGAATAGCAGTAAGACGTGTATTGAAGTTAGTAAGGTCATTAAGCAGAACGCGACCTAGTGCGTTAAGCTTTTGCTTATCCTGTACCTTACGTAGCGCATCTGGATTTTTAAATAATTGAGATACCTGAGTAGCCGCTGCCAGCATAGTTGATGCTGCGCTATTTAAGGATCTTAACTCAGCCCATGCGTCCGTTTTCTTTACAGTAGACTTCGCTGGTGCTTTATTTTTACGTTGTTTCTTTGGGGACTTGGCCATTTTATTTATATTCCTGTCTGATAAAATATGAATAACACGTCTTGTATAATTACAGGATGCTGTATTAATTAACGTAGCAATCATTACATAAGGTAGACACCATGTATATAACCGACGCCGATGTCCTGACATCCACCCTACCTGAACCGCGTCAGGCATTCTATATAGGATGTAATCAGTTATTCTTCGACATGCAAGTGGTCGGGTTTGTTGAAACTATCGATGCGTTTGTACTGGCAAACAACACACAAACGAATACGTATATCATCGATGAAGTGACGTTGATGTATAATGAGTATCTGATCAACCTACTAGCCAGCCATGGTGTGGTGGTGGATGATGAACAATCGCCAGATTCTTTTACTTACCTTGCTATTTTGGAAACGTTGTGGCTACTTCCTCAAATTGAAGATGCGCAAATGATTATCGACACATTGACGGGAAGTGAAGATAACATAGAAGCCTTAGCCATGTTGGTAGAGTCTGTAAGTACTCAGGGTGATGTTGTCACCTGGTCAACGGTAACGCAAGCAGTAACGCATGTTGATGAAGCGCTAATGGATCGTTTGGTAGAGATAGCTGATGGCAAGATTGATAACTTGATCGTAAATACCACTGCTACTAAAGAACGCGCTAAACAGCGCTACGAGATCCACCCTGTAGCTACTTATCCAGCTAACCCGCTACGTGGCATGCTAGAACGTGGTATTGATTACGGTCTACCTCTAGACACGCTCTGGCTACATGCCGATAGCACCGTAGATACGTTAATAGAATCTAAAGCTATTGTTCCCCTCGCCGCACTTATCTATGGCTGCGTCTTGATTAGCGATGTTGAAGATCATCTACTTCAAGAGACTACACAATTACTTGTCAATACAGAGATTGGCGATGAGGTGTTAGCTGCGGCAATCATGCGTGAACTTAATCAAACTATCTATCCGGGACGTATACAATGAGTATAGATAAAAACACCTATTTAGCGTTTGCTATCAAACACAATGCCTTTATACAAAAACACTGGCATTTAAGTGTATTTGGTATCTTCTCACCTAAACCACGTGAATCTCAATACGTTGGTATGTTATTAGATGTGGAAGGCGACTTACACTACATCGATGAACAAGGTAATATTGCAGGACCTGTAGTTGGCTATAAAGAAGATCAACCTTTATTTACAGCAAGCGATGTAATAACTGTTGAAAAAGATACCCTTAAAAACATTAAGAGTAAGACAGAAACAACAGTAGGTCGACTGCTAGCCAACGCTATGCTATTGTCCTATCCTTTTGGGGATGTGATTCCTTATATCAACGAGGAAGTAAAAGCAGGCAAGGTAGGAGACCAGGTAGCGGTAGCGCTTAAAGATGACATCATTACACCTGAACAAGTCTCCGTCTATTTTAAACAGCTGTACTTTCTTTCATCGTTAACATCACTGTGGGTCCCGTCTGCTTCTGAGAAATCTATCACCACGAGCCCGGCAATTGTTAAACGTCGTGATGAATTGCTTAAGCAGCACAAAGATGAGTTAGATAACCCCGCAGTTATTGCTAAGATTGAGAAAGAACTCATTGACATGGACCGCGAGTATATCAAAGATGATCCATCGTCAGGCTTCTATAAATCAGCTAAGGCCTTTAACGTTACTCGTAAGCAAGCGTATATAATGCATGGTGGTGAGTCCTCGTTTGAAGACCCCTCTAAGATCGACGTTATCCCTCGCTCGCTGCAAGATGGGTGGAACGTTGAAGATCTACCTGCATTAATCAACTCGCTGCGTGACGGCTCTTACGCGCGTTCTACACAGACGGCGCTAGGTGGTGAGGCTGTTAAAACTATCACTCGTGTATTCCAAAATAGCTTTATCTCTCAAGACGACTGTAAAGATAAAGTAGGTATGCCGATGGCCATTACCAATATGAACTATAAATCATTTATAGGACGACGCCTGGTGTCTGCGCCTGATAAGCCTTTAAGTGAAGCTGCATTAAAAGCAAGCATCGGTAAAACACTTATACTTAGAAGCCCTATGGCGTGTAAGGTACCTTTCACCGACTATTGTAAAGTGTGTATGGGTGATGCTATTGCTGACAATGACAAAGCGTTGTCGTTACTTGCGTCTGCTACAGGTAGTGCCTTTCTTTCATTATTTTTGAGTAAGTTTCACGCCTCTAACTTAATGACCGAGGAGTTAATCGGTTTAGATTTTATACAATAGGTTATATGGGTATGATAAGTATTTTACAGAGACTTATAGGCCACATTAGTGTGGAAGAAAAGGATGGGGTGATAACGGTCTCCGGTATTAAAACTAAAGCCGTTGTCTCAGATATGAAAAATATGTGGAATAGTGTTAGAATTCCTAATAATCTTTTTATTAGTCAAAGCGCAGCGGAAGTAAGTCTAGATTCGTTCTTTGCCTATGAGTTTTACAATGCTCTTGATATACTATTTGAGCAGAGTAAAACTTATCTGTCAAGGGGTGTTATTCTAAAAATAATGGAATTACTTAAAGAAAACACCTGGCTTGGTAGAGAGGTGGAGGTGGGTGATGTTGTTAATTATCGACGTCTTAGAAACTTCAATCTTAAACCACTTGACCATCAAAGTAACTTCATTGAGAGCTATGCCATCAATACCGTTAAGATGGGTCTTAACGGCTACTACTTGGCATCTCCACCTGGATCGGGTAAAACATTCTCAGGTCTTTTACTCCATGGGTTGTTGGAGTTAGACACGATGATAATAGTCTGTCCTAAAAACGCGATACGTGAGGTATGGTTAGATAACATTGAAAAATACGTTAAGGGTGAAAAGGAATGCTGGTTGTCCGATTCAGGGACACCACCGCCCAAAGGTATGGATTACTATATCTGCCACTACGAGGCCTTGCCCGTTCTGTTAAATAATGTCGACATTTTCAAGCGAAAAGACGTATTCATTGACCTTGACGAGAGCCATCATTTCAATGAAGTTACTTCGGCGCGGACGTTGTCTTTTATTGAGTTATGTAAGCAGACTGCATGTCAACATATACTCTGGTCGTCAGGCACGCCATTTAAGGCACTAGCGACGGAGATGGTTAGTTTCTTACGAGCCTGTGATCCCTTGTTTACACCAGAAGTCGAGAAGCGATTCAAAGGTATCTTTGGTGTAAGTTCATCAAGAGCTAATGACATACTTGCCCGAAGAATAGGTAAGAGTGTATTCAATGTTGATAAAACTGTAGTCAGAACTGATGAACCGATTGAAGAAGATATCAAAGTTCAAGTAAAGGATTCTGATCGTTTTACGTTGGAGCACGTCAAACAGGAAATGTTAGAATTCATCACCGAACGACTTGCTTTCTACAAGGAACATTACAACTCGTACCTTCAGGTCTTTGATGAGATTTTAGCCGTGTTCGAACAAACACTCTGGGATGGTGAGCGTGCCGACTTCAATAATTATCTTCAAAAGATAGACATATTAAAATCCACCAGTGACTATCGTCCTTTAGCTGAATTGATAAGGGATGTCAATGCTTACGAGGATAGCGTCATATACCCTAGATTATCTGCTGAAAATCGCAAAGAATTTAAACGGGTCAAAGGGGTGGTTAAATATGTTGAGTTGGTAATTCGTGGAGAGGCATTAGGTCGAGTTTTAGGCAGAAGACGTATAGAGTGCTTTAAAGAAATTGCCAAGGTCGTTGACTATGACGGTATAATTAAAGCAAGTAAGAAGAAAGTACTTATTTTTTCTAGCTTTGTTGAAGTCGTAGACATTGCTGTTGAACATTTAAAACCGACCTATAAACCCGCTGTCGTATACGGTGATACCAACAAGAACATTGTTAAAATTATGGAAAGGTTTGACAATAACCCTAAAGTTAATCCCCTGGTAGCTACACTTAAATCCCTCTCCACAGCCATCCCAGTCATCAGCGCTAATACGGTGGTGTTTCTTAACAATCCATTTAGGGATTATGAGAAAAATCAAGCAGTGAGTCGGGTTGATCGCCTTGGACAGGACACGCAAACTTACGTTATCAATATTCTTTTAGACACGGGTGACAAGCAAAATTTAAGTACACGTAATCTTGACATAATGAAATGGTCAAAAGCGGAAGTAGACCGTCTCATGGGTGACACTTTAGAAGTTAACATGGAATCGTTAACTGAGGGCGAGGTCATCCCACTCGTAACATCGAGTAGCAAGGATAGTGGTACTGCATCGTTAAGTTGGTAATTGGAATAGATAAATGAAAGTTAAACTCGATTATGAGTTAAAGGGTGCTAAGGAAACACGCACCCACCGTCAGTTTTTTGAAAAAGATGAACTAGTAACCGACCCTATAGGTAAACTGAGTTCCATGATAGAGCTACACGTTAAACGCTGGATTGTTATACGTGATCAGTTCTATATAAGTGCCTTAATTAAAGAGTTGTTAACAGAAGACCCTATTATTTTAGGAACGATGTTAAGAACACCTGAATTAAAGTGGATACGTCAGATACCTAGCCATAGGCCGGGTATCTATGTTGAATTAACAGTAGAATTAATTTAGTTATAAAAGGAATATAATGAATATTATTAGAGAAGCCGCACGCGCGTCTAATGAGAGCATAGTAGATTGGTTGATAGATCTTGTCCATGATAAGGTTTTAAAGACGTATGATGATATTGAGGGTGTCAATGCTACCCACATTAAGATCCTCAAATTCATCAAAAAACTTGATAACAAGAAGTTCCGCGAGAAGGTAAAGGAAAAGCAATTTATCTTTCCTAAAGATAGGGCGGTGCTTTTGAGCGTTGATGGTAAAATTACAAACGATTTTGATAAGTTAAAACGCGGCTATATGGATTATATTGCGTTTTGCGAAGAATGGATTAAGATCAAACAAAATTGGTTAGACGTCATAGAGAGCACAAAACTTATTGAGAATATATTACACCCGGACAGAGGCGACTTAGAAGGTGTTCATCGTTGGTTGAAAGAGAACATTGAAGATAAGTTCAATAAATATTATCCATCACTCATCCAGCCTGTTTTCAAGGGGCGAGTAGGCGGTATTGTTGTAACTAACGGCCTATATAGTCCAGAATTACAAATCGATTCTCGTGTTAGCGACTATGATGAGGATATTGTATTAGGTGGGGGGGATATATTATCACTTCTAACGTTCTGTGAGGAATTACTCTTAAAAGTTAATGAACTTGATAAGAACGAAAACTACTGGCCCCACTTTGAAGTATTTGACGAATCAAATAGCGATGAAGATCTATATCAAGAGGCCATCGATGAACCTGTTAAGTTTAAAGAAGCTAATAAACTTAACACGAACATATTTGAATTGTTTGATTTTCATTTTTATTTAAACGAGCTGGGTTGTTCGATCTACCTACCAGATCACGGAGACGTAGTAATAGAAAACCCAATTGACCATCTCATCAATACAGTAGTTACGCTCGTAATTGATGGGGTCAAGCTGTAAAGCAATCCAATAATAAATACATTGGAAAATTAATAATAGAATCAATTTAGGGGAAGCAGTATGCCGCGTATTAGTGAAGAAGCGCAACGTAAAATTAAAAACCTTATCATTCGTTTTAAATATAAATACGACTCTAAGGTTGACAGTTGGCGTATATTAGAGATGGATGAAACCGGACACTACCGTGGTGACTGTGATGATTTTGCAGTTACTGTATGGTGGTACATCTGCGGGGAGAGCTACTGGAAGTTTTGGACAGGCATATTGTTGTTTAAAGCTAAGTTCTGGCGTTGTTTGACCGAGAAAGATTACATTGGTCATTTAGTGTTGGAGTATGATGGCGAAGTCATTGATAATATTTATTTGAAATGGCTGAAGAAAGATGAGATGTCCCATCACTTCAGTGGCTATCTAATTAACAACATCCTGATGGTTGCCATTAAGATGCTGTTAGGTAAGATATTCAAATAAAAAAAGAAAGCGCATAACTAGGAAGAGCTAGCGTAGCGCTAGCTCTTCCTCTATGCCGTCAAGATGTTGCTGTATTAAACTCTTTTACAAATACTTCACCACCAGTAACATATTCTAGTCTAAATGAATTAGTATTAATACGACCATCTTTATCTATATCTACATAAGTAAATAACACCGCCATACCGTGTGCTTTAACAGAGGCTAAATTAGATTTAAATACGTAGTCGGAGTGCCATGATGCTACTCCCCCCTATCTACATCTACGGTGTTAGTATTTTGGTTAGGGGTAATAGTCAGTTCTCTTCTATAAACCTTGACCCCATTGGTAAACTCAACATCTATCATACATCCATCTTGATAAGACGTGATTGAATTTATTCCACGTGGACGTAGTGGGTGGTTACCGGTGATGCGTTCTTTAGTAGATAACGTAAAGTTTTGTGATGTGAAACCATCATGATTTAATCGCTTATATACTCTAACGCTATCTACTGTTTCTAAAGTAGGAAACGGATGGTTGTTTAACGCTACTAGCCCATCTTTAATCAGCGTGTATTCAGAATATGAGTTACTTATAATTAGTTTTCTATACCTTATCTCATTACCTGACATGTAAAGTACAGTAACTAGATCATCTAACTGCATGACATCGTAAATTTTATCAGGTATAGCAATGCCTTCTACCTGGGAGATAGCGGCTACCTCATTTACTTTTATAACCGTATAGAGGCCGTTATAGTTATCGATGGTAAATAATGAATTAAAGGGTACGGTTTCTATTTTGCAAACGTCGCTGTCTATCATCATCACACAGATGTCTTCACCTGGGAACGGTTCAGGGTCTGAAACCTGCTCACCATTAACAAGATGATACAACATAAAAAACTCCTTATAGGTCATAGGCTCACCCCCAAAAGGAGGTGAGCCTAGATACGTCTACTTTAACTTTTTAAGTCTACGGTTAAGCACGGCTAGCACCTTGGGACTTAATTGTTTTGAGGCTGTCTTATAGGGACGATTACTACTACCTGTTGTTGGCATGATCTCTTCTTATAGCACATACGCAGTTTGCAGCGTACGGTGAGTTTTAACTTTATCTGAGAAAGTAGCAAGTTTTCTTTCATGGTACTTAACATGAGAATCTATATCCTCGCAAACTAAGTAGAAGAAACGTGGTACGTTATCTTCAAAACCTCTTAGCTTTCTCAAACGACCCAGTATCTGCGCGTTTAATTGACGTGAGCCAATTGCAGATGTCAGTAAGGTAACTTTAAGTCCTTTGATATCTACCGCAGTACCTGCAGACTTAGGTGTAGTAATGATTACATCAGATTCATAAAGATACTCATCTGGATCCTCACCCACAAACCTATTGACAGTTAAGTCAGTCAAACGTGGCTTTATAAACGATGTTAGATAGGTACACATCTCTATGGTATCGGCAAAGATCATCATCTTCTGCCCCGGCTCACGGATACTGATGTATTCATTAAGCACGATATCATAGATCATTTCAGCGTAAGCTTCACTACGAAACTTCTTCTTCAATATAGACGCCTCAAAGAGCATCTGAGAGTACATCTTACGTCGCTTATGCGATAGTAGCTCTACCTTGTTACAACGGTATGTGAGGGCTGTACAGGCGATATATTTGCCATCATAATCCGGTGTTATACGTTCGCCAACAGGATAGGCAACTTCTAACATTGAATTAATGAAAGCATTATCAGAAACTAACGTCGCTGACATGTAAATCGTCTTAGCCACATGACCGTACAGATCCTGCGTAAAGTTGAGATGGAAGTTCTCATGCACTTCATCTATTACGCGTAGCCCTGTTTTAGTAACCGTGTACAATTCATCGGGGTCGCAGTTATACCCTTCTTCCTCCAGCTTTCCTTCCTCATACGCCTTGTAGAAGTTATACATGGTAGTCGCTGATATAATGATAAAATCATATTCCAAGGCATCTGCTAATCCTAAATCGATAAGCGCCCGCATGGCTTTAGATCCTTTCACCACACACAGTTTTTCCCTAGGTACATTTAATGTCTTAGTGATATCACCAATCCATTTACCTTCGGTGATGTACTTAGCAGGCACAACCAGGATGGTTCTTTTCTTTATCATCCATGTAGAATATAAAGACATCATGGTATTATGAGTAACCACAAAATCATCAGTTACGTAAAGATGATCCTTGTGTGTAACCGATATACACTGCGCATCTGCCATTCGGGATGGCTCTACATTCACCACTCTTAACTTCAATCCCTTAGCATACTGACTGTTGTCATTGGCTCTTTCGAGTTTATGAGGGACAGTAAACAATGAAGATGGTTTAGGATGGCGAATGTTAACTCTAAAGCTAGGTTGGCCAGGTTTCCTTTCTCCTTTATAGGTATAGTGGGTTTGACGCTTAGATAGTTTTGCAATCCCCCCTAGACTTCTGACTAAGTATTGAACGTCCTTGGCCAGTTGTTCAGACACACTTGAGTAGTCCATGGATGAATTAACATCAATACCTCCATCGGTATCCATTAAACCCTGGAGTAACGCATAGCGCTGCTCTACGGAAGCTTCTAAATACATCTTAGGGATGAATTTATCAGCGGAACGACAGCCCCATAGTCCTAAGTGTTTGAAGTAATCTCTAAACACATGGCTGTTTCCAAAACCAATAGTTCGCCCGTTTGCACCACAACTTAATGTGACGTGTTCTGGTAACAATGTTGATAGCTTATGGAAAATATCTACATAGGTAGTAGTGAATGTGGGGGGCGTGGTAGTAAAACAACCGTCACCCAACATAGCACCGAGTGTCCATGGATGAATGGGCAGTTCTTTGTATTCACCCTGCTCAGGCTGGATTAACGGTATATATACTCTAGGCTGTGAGCGTTTAAGTTCACGCATCATCTCAAAGGTATCACCGATACGCCACCGCTTATCAGCATCATGGTAGTTAGCAATAAACATTTTCCAAAGATGTTCACCTCCAACCTCAGTTGATCGACCATCTGCAAACGTAACTTTATAAATCTGCATTTTCCCTTGAGGGAATACGCCATTTACAAAAGTGTCGTGACCGTCAGGTGCTGTGATCTTATCTCCTACCTGTATATCTCCCATTTGTTTCCAACCACCAGGTATCTTAATTAGACTGTCTAATGGTTGCATCTTACCACTACCCGTTGGCGCATTGGTTATCTTACTCACACCGGGTGTAAGGAAATGGTCAATAACTGGCAATTGGTACTCGTAGGGTTGAATGTCGTCGTCTATTACAAAACTAGTAACATCATCACCCTCTACCGGAGTAAAGTGCTCGATTAATAATTGTTCGGTTTTGATTCCCTTTACGTTAAGGTGTGTAAGTATATCTTTATACTGGTTAATATGGAAACGCAGCTCTCTACGATCATGCGGTGATGCGGCAAAGACACGCTTAGGTATCTTATAGTAACTATGGGTACGAGGATCGTACCCTTGGTCATAATCGATTAACCGCTCGCAATAATCATAGAGGGCGCGTTTACACTCTGGCATCATGGTGTGGAACCGTACATGGTGACTTTTTACATCCACATGTGCGTAATACTGAGTTGGCACGATGCCCTCCTTTATTGTTTTATTTACCCATGAACACCGTATCCATTGGATGCTTAGGTCGATTAGTCAGAGCAAACGACGTTGGTGATATCATCATCTGTGCCTGGTTCATCCATGCAGCCTGGCCTGTTAACGATCTAAGTTCCATATTCTGCTTATACGTTCCAAAGACCTTTTGATCTTGAGGACGCGGCAGACGGTGATCCATACGATCAGGGTCGCGTGCTAAAATTGACAGGATGATAATTTCCAGATGCACCACGTTAACACCCAACTTTTCAGACACCAACACATGTAAGTCCATCAAAGCTTGAGACAATGAATCGCAATTAACGATACGGCTACGCTTATCATCTCTAGGCTTCTTCGTTGTACGGCTAGACATGCTTGCGCTTTTATCTTCCTGCGAACTTGATGATTCAATAAATGTCTTAATGACATCCATATACTCCAACATGTTCATGTGTTTCATTGGAAGAATAAACGCAGGTTCATTGAAGTCCCAATGACTAAGGTCACAAACATAGAACCCTTTCTCGTTCAGAGACCAGCCATGTTCTTTCAAGTAGTTTAACATTGCACCCGATAGTGAAGAATAGTTCTTACCTGACGACACAGACAATAACACATCTTCAAACTCATCCCCACGATACCCATTAAGTACAATATCACGACACGATGAAATACGGCTTGATGATAGATCAGTAATATCTTCAATTGTGTTAATATCACCAATATGTTTAACATCGTTGTGATTAAGCACCAACTCCATACGATCGTATCGGTCTTGATCTCTAATGAATACCTTATCGCCTTTAGCATTGAGACGCAGATAGCGACGATGGTGATCATCTAGACTAATCTCAATCGCAACGGAGCTTACCTCTAAGTGTTTAATAGAGAGTACGCTTTGCGAGATAACCGCACATAGCTCTACAGCCGCCACGTGACCTAGATTAGCACCTGGTGGAACCGATGCGGCCACCGTACCCATACACTTACTACATACGCCGTAAGGGTCTGGATGCTCACACGCAAGCGGTGAACGCAGTTTAATTGTCTCACCGATCAAATGATCTTCATCGCCCGTGAACACCTTTAGCTCGTTGTCATTGTCGTAGTAATATTTACCTACTAACACCTTGACACTTTGTGGCAATACACGGAACTTCACGGTACGTGTTGTTCCACAATCCCCTTTATGGAGATTTTGTATTATCGCACAACCCAACTGCATGCGGCGGTTATAATACTGCGTAGTCTGCAGTGGATCTTTCTGTGCTAACGATGCTTTGGAACCTGAACGTGATTCAATCATCGAATCATGGAGCGTATTCATCCCTTCTGTGTAGCTAGTTGGGATTGGGTTAGGCGGGATATGGCTATCGATATCTGTTACAAATCCACGGGCTGCGACCGACTGAACAATCTGACCTACGCTTAAGACGTTAGAATGACAGAACCCAGCAACGTTGTTGTTAGGTAGTTCTTCTTCTTTCTTATACAGTAGATCTTTAATCTGTTCATAGCCACGTTCAATGGCCCGTTCGTTGGGTTTAAACTCATCCCTAACTTTTGCGGTTATTGGATGGTTATGTATCTCAATGTAATCTAAAATACTTACCGTTGATACAAACCCAGCTAGTTGACTGGTCGCGTCGTTGTAAAGTTTATTAGTAATCTCATAAGCAATGCGACTGAGTAGCATGATGTCAACTACTTCGTTTAACGCATAATACGTATCAAACAACACATTACTTAAGATCTCCTCATGAAGCTTAGGGGTGTAATGACCGTTGCCGATATGATGGCGCTTGAGTATAGTTGCATTTGGGAAATGACGCTGCATTTCCCAGTAGTAGTGACTTAGAATAGTAGGACGAGTAGAGGTAACTAATTCACCATCATCAAAGATAATAGTAAATATCTCATCATCCATTGCCCACATTTCTTCAGAGTTAAGCTTTTGTAATTCTCTTACATTAAACTTTCTCATGATCGTACGTCCCTCTTACAAATTTAACACCTGCGCAGCTTAATAGGTGGTTTACATATTCCAATGGTCGACTTCTACCCAGTGGGTGTTTGCGACGGTTAACAGTTTGATTAATGTTAGACGGTTGGTCTGCGTTAAGGATCGAACGGATAATAGCTTTCTGTGTTAACGGCGATGCAGACGCATCTAACAGTTCGGCAGTTACGTCAGATCCTAGGGCAGCATTAAGTAGTCTAACTTCATCCTCACCCATGATACGCACAGGTAGCTCACGGTTAGGTGAACCATAGCGGTCGCTCTTAGATGCTTTAGCAGGTAAGCCATGATGCTGTAGTTTAGCGGTAGAGACCGATGACCAGTTATCTGGTGCCGCTTCTAATAACATCATGTACTTAGACCCTATTAATACAGGATCTATTGTAGTGACCTGGTTAACACCATCAGGTGAATAAGTAACCGGCTGTATATCTACTGGAAACTTAGTGCGGAGGTCTTGGATTAATTTAGGTCCAATGTGTATACTATCCACAGGAAGGTAGAGATAAATACCCGTAGCAGCAATGGTGTGTAAGTGTGTAATTATACGGTTATCGTTATTTAGCACCTCGTTGATGGTTTGAATCATTGGCGGCGATACTACACTGTAGTACTCTTTCAAATAATCCCATGCTTTCTGGTATTCACCCTTACTCATCAGATCTCTAACCACACATGTCACCATGTGGCTAGTTGCATTAACATACTGCTCGTATAGCTGAGACAAGTTAATACGCTTAACCGGCGAGATAGGATCCATGATAACATCTGCACGTAGACCATTTTGACCTACAGGTAGTCGGCTATCCTCCCATACTTCTACTACAACGCCCTTACTTCCTGAACTATCAGTAAGCTTAAACCCTTTAGTGGCTTTTACTTTCTTCGCATATTTAATTTCTACGCGACGATCGTCAAGTGGGGTGTAACGATACTTGCGTGTAACCTTGTGGGGCGAGGCATTAGGCTTATTAGCAATCGCCTGTGTTACCCAGTTAGTAAATCTACCTGACAATTGAAGACCCTTACCACGATGTTTGGCAAGACGACGGTATTCATTGTAAATATATTCGTAAAACTGATCACGCAGACGCATGTACTTATCGGGCTGCGCATTCATCCCTACAGGTGTAATGCTGTAGGGTAGGTTGTGATCCATATCAACCACGACGTCATAAACCGTCGCACCTGCAGCAGGTGAAACATACGTTAGTTTATCATACGTGTAGTCTGGGGTCATCAACGCCCTAGGCGTCATCTCTACCATCCCAAGCGCTGGATCGTATTTACGCAGAGCGAACAATAGTCCATCTTCACGTATTTTATCACCGATGTCTGGGAATGGCTTGTAATTGTTTTCATCACCGTACAAGTTAAGCGGGTAATACTCTTTACCCCAGCTAGCTACACGAGAACCGGTCATGGTAGTAGTAAGTCTTTCCGCCATAGACTCACTGATAATAAAACCATCCTCAATGGTAGCTGGTAAAGACATATAGGCAACGTTTGCTTCTAAGCCATAAGCATAGTTACCGTCATCCTTAAGCGACTTGGATTTAGCAAGCACCGTACCCTTAGGAACCTGCATTCCTGGGTAGATTTTCTCCATTGCCGCTGTAGGGTAGTATTGGAACCCAAACGTATTATGGTCGGAGCAATAATTCTCAACCATCAAGATATCAACTTCCTGCGTATTGACATCTTCGTAGATAATAGCCGTGGCTGGATTCTCTTTGATAGAATCAGCACCGGGTCGACGAGGATAGCGCCGAATGACTTTAATGATAGATGCATCAACCGGCATCTTTATAGCTTTGGTGTATTTACCAAGCTCACGCTCAGCACCTGTTTGAATGCGCTTAGGGGTCGAACCCTCAATAACCAACGCCTGACTCAAGTGAGATGAGAACATCTTTCTACGAGAGGCTGAGTTATGTTTACCAAATGAATCTAAGTTATTACCTAGACCCATTAACTCCGGATGTAATTCGGATGTATTAATATTGGACATGGTTAATTATCCTATGTAAAGGGCTTATGTTATTTGTTGCTCTAAGATAATGTAGGTGTTAAGTTGTTTAGGAGAGGCTCGATGACGTTAAAAATTCATGAACTACAGCGAACTAATGGCGCTGATGTTTACTACGACCCTAATTTTCGCATCATGATTGAAACGCATTTAAAGCATCTACGTAATCATGAAAAGACCCAAACTGCCGTGATTGACGAACACCGTGTATATAGACAGGAGTCCGACTTCTACGGGCTTATGTTAGAGTTAGATGTAGCCACTAAGTATCATTGGATCATGCTACGTGTAAACGGCTATGAGCACCCTAGTGACTATAAAGACAAGAACACGGTTATCATGCCTGCTATAGAAGAAATAGAACGTTTAAAGTCTATGCATTTAGCTAATAGAGTTTAACATATTATCTGTTTACTATGTAAAAAACGACAGCCTGACGGCAAAAAAAGACAAGTAGAGGGATTGACCCCTCTACTTATGCCGTCTTTATTATTTAAACACCACCACCGTTGTAACCACCTTGGTTCCAACCTGTGTTCTGTGGTTGCGGGTTACCCCATCCAGCATTCTGACCCTGATTCCAAGGTGAGTTGTTGTAAGCAACCTGGCGTTGTTTCTGCATTGCTGCAGCGCGACCACTTGGTGGTGGCGCATACGCCGCATTACTCCATCCAGTGTTTGCTGGTTGGTAGCCGTTACCATGACCACGGTTTCCCGATAGTGTATTCCATTCACGAGCACCGCCTGACTTAGCAGGAGCCGATGGCTTAGGTTCTACTGGTTTAGGCGCTGATGCTGGTGCATTAGCAGGTTTAGCCACGTTAGCTGTAGTATCTGGGGCTTTATTTTCAACATCACCCTGATTACCTTCTAGTGGTGGGATCTCATCACGCATGTCTGATAGACAACCCATTTCAGCTTCAAAGCTTACATCGATTAGTAAGTCATCTACATCTACTAGATGCTCTTTAAACATCTCAACACGCTGGTTAAGTTGTTTAGCGATGTTAAGGTAACTTAGCATTAGCGCATGGAAAAACGGTGCCGTTTTATTATGCGTACCGTAGCTGTATGCGTTTTCGTTAACACCAGGTAGGATGTATTCAAATAGCTGAGGGATAGAGGTAAAGTCACGCTTTCTTACTTTATGGCCAAACAGCGTTCGCTCACCCTCATCAGACTTATCCAGTATTGGTAAGCTAGTAATACAAAGACGGGCGTACTTAGTGTCGTTGAGTGTACCTGAGCGTTTTAGGTACATGTTAATCAAACGGTGCTTGCCGTCGATGGTCACCGAACCTATCATCTTACGATAAGCATCTACCATCTTACCATCAGCATCTTTAAGGTACGTCAGGTATTCAAGTTGTGCCGGTGAGAACTTCTCATGTGTTTGCGTATTCGCCGCCATTGATAGCAGTTGAAACGCTAAACCATCTAATACACGAGTAGCACGTGTAAGTAGTAGCTCTTTAAGCTTCTTGATAATAGGTGACTCACCACGAGCCACATTCTCACTAAGTGGGTGAAATGCAATAGCGCTTGTCCAGTCAGTATCTTTCAATACTTCTTTGGTTGGCAGCAAAAGCAATTTCTCACCTACTGTACAGGGTATTGATTCCCCTGCTAACTTTTGATAGATACGTCCTTGCGCATCAGACTCAAGACCCGCCGAGGTCAGTATGGTTTTATAAAGATTTATCAGGCGGCTCATGGTTATACTCCTTGATTGTCAAAGGGGGTTATTATAGGTGATTGACCATGGTCGTAGTGCATTGCTGCCGTGGTCTCTAGGTTGTTACTAATTGACATGATGTCGTTAGCAACGTTATCTAGGTCGGTACGTTGTGTGGTAAATACAGGTGTTGCTAGTGCGTCACAGAAACTAGGCATCGTAAAACGCTCTGTATTGCCGTCTAACGTGATATCTATGGTTGTGTCTGCCACTATGTCACAACGCATGTGGATACCGAACGAGATGCGGTTACGGCGCGAAATATCCGATAGTATCTCAAACTTCAAACGGTCAATGAAACGTGCTACGTACGGTTGTAAGTCAATGCCTTCAGCAAAGCTGTTAGCACCAGTTACGGCAACTGCGTAATCACTATCTATTGTACTGTTAGTTGCTGTAAACTCTACACCTAATAGCATCAGATCCAGCATCAGTGCGGGTACTGAATGACTTAGGATTGTAGCAATAAGTGTTTCATTGTTAGCACCGTTCCAGTGGTTTGAATCACGACCGTGGCGCATTGGTGCACCAGCTTTACGTTTAATAACTTCAGCGATGTCATCTACGTGAGGGTTGAATGAGCATAACTCACCGTAGCTAATTGCTGCAGTTGACATGATCTGACTATGACCATCTAGTGTTGAGATGAAACCATCATCCATCATGCTTTGCTCAATTACCTGACCCGCTGCTGCGTTGTGGATCGTTTGGTCATCGTCCATTGCGTCTAAGCTGTTTCTTTCTGCTGTTTGCTGTGCAGTTAGCAGACGACTTAGATATACAGGGGCTGATGAGTTAGAGCGTCGGCTCTTCTTAGGTCCTTGTAGGAAACTTACACGACCATCAACAGCGTTGCTGGTATAGGAGCTTTCATGAAGTACGCTAGGAACTCCACTTCTATGGAAGATATCCATTGGACGCATGCTGCATGAATAGTTCAAGCTCTGTGTGCTCGCACCCCAGCCTCCTGGATATCCATTTCGATTAACTCCACCCACGCTATCTGTAAGGATGTGTGACGCATCGCGTACTGACATTTGCATCTGGCGACCGTTTGCACCTAATATAGCAGTCTGTCTAATTTCAACAGAGTTATTGAAGTGCAACATCATGTCAGGACTCAATGTCCCATTTAGGCTAAGATCAAAACGGTCAGTATAACCAGATAATACTTGATAAATAGTGACACCCATTTTCTCAAAAGAGACATGCATGAGGAATACAAAGCGACGCTCATCCCACCCTCCTGCTATGTTTGCCATTCCAGCAGCTTGTGCTGACGGTCTTACTAAACCATCACAACCTTGCGCTACTGCATTGGTACTTAAGTTAGTACCACCGTTAGTCACGTCATTGAAAATACCTATAGACTGAGCATCCGTGTGTGTTTGGTATGGGCGGAGAGCTAACGCATGGTAGCTGCCCATCTCGAAGAACATCAAACGTTGTACTGTCATGTTAGATTGTAGCATTTTCGCACTTCCTATTTACGTAGTTATTTTTTAAAAGGGGGTTTAAACAGTCTGCTCAGACTGTGCCGTGTGATCTAAGAACGTTAGAAGCATACTAGCCAGTTGGTTTCTAATATCTGTAGAGATCAATAACGGTTTGCCATTTACTGCTGGCGGGGTAGACTTTTGTAGTAATGTGTCAGGTGAATTGTAAAACCAATCATACGCTTGGGTATGTTTATTGAATCCCTCTATAAATTCAACACCCTCGCAATCTGTTTTCTTACGCTCACCTGGACGAGTCTTTAACTTGTAATGTGGATAAAGTCTCATCAAGGCATCTACATTGTCTTTAGTAAGTCGTGAACGCGTATTGTTACTATACGCATCACCCTTAATGATGGTTGGATCTTGCGGCTGGCAACGGGCTGTTAACACATGGGCTAGATCATCAAATCCATGATGGATCAATATAGCCTGTGCAACACCTATTAGTCGCAATAACTCCGGGTGGTGTAGTGAATGCAGAGAACGTATGGAAACCGCCTCTGAAGCAATTATCGCCACCAGGTTAACTCTGAACGGTTCAATGTCTAAATCGTCCGCCTTGGTTAACCGTACTACACATTCTTTTACTAGTCGTATCGGTACTGTCGGAGACAGCTCCTTAGCCATGTCCACGTACTTGGATACATAGGTCTCGGCTATGATAGGATGTACATCCGATACACGCTGCGATACTTGCAGGTTCTCTGCAACTGAATCATTATCCTCGCGCTCCTCACCACGCTTAGGTCGATAACGATCTATGTCTAATATCATCCCACCTGAACCAAACGTCTTATCCATATTTTCAATGAGATTGGTAATAACGTTATAGATAGTAGAGATGATAGACCCATCGGGTTTATCCGTTTCTGCTACAGCGATACGACCTAATAGCGTACGTGACAATAACCAATCTGTCTGCTGCACACTACCTAGACCGCCATGTATGGTAGTAGGTTTCAATGTATCTTGATTGCCAATACGTGCTTCGATGTATTCGATTAGTCGTGCAATCTCAGGGGTCTCGTATAAATCAGACTGACCTATTAACGCTGTTGCCATGTATTCTTTATATGCTGTACCTATCTCTGCCTTATTACGTTTAATGTATTCACCCCAAATAGGCACCATGTAACGCAATGCAGTAGTTAAGAATAATAGACCTTTATAGTCACTTCTTAAATAGGTAAGCTCTCGTGTAAAGCCCTCGCTATATGTATCTTGTAGATCAGGCGGCATGTTATACACACCGTAGAGATTACACCATAAACGCAGTGCATCTACGTCAATAAATGAGTATAACCGGTTTACAAGTTCCGTTACTGTTTCTTGAAGTACATCTATGTTTTCTATCTCTTCAAATGCTAAATAGATATCGTCATAGATTGACCAAATGCGATGCTGCGTTTCTTTATCTAGTTTTTCTAAGTACGCATTGGCATTGTTGAAAATGTTATCAGGGTTTTGAAAGGACGTACGCTCATACGGGCTTAACACCCACTCATGACTACGATCACCATGGCTAGTCAGTACAGACGCTATTCCGTTTGGCTTGCGCTGTGCAATAGTGATTTTCATATATACCTCTTTTGATCGTTAGGGGAAAGGTTCGATTAAATAATGTAGGTGTTAAGTTGTTTGGCATACACTGGTGGGCATAAAAGGTAGGCCAGCGCCTACCTTTTAAATAATTAACCGTGATGATTAAAAGATATCATCATCAAAGTCAATGGTTGGCGACGAAGACTGACCACCACCGTTGTAGTTATTACCGCCGCCTTTATTGCCGCCGCCATAACCAGATCCACCTTGTTGATCGCGAGGTGGTGGTGGAGTATATTCGTTAGCCATAACTAACGGTACTAGGCCTTTAAGCATTTCAGCAAATGCCTTAGCACACAGTACGCTATCTTCCGCTTCGCTAAATGGTGAACCATCACCATGGAATAAATCATGCCAGTAGCCTGAACTAAAGATAAACTTAATCTTAGGACGGCTATTATCTTCTTTATCAATAACGCTGATAAAGATACGACCTTCAGCATCCTTACCTACTAAGGTATCACTCAGGTTGATCGGTGTATCAGATTTCTTACCTTGACCAAACCATTTATAGTTCTTGTTTTGAATTACAAAACGCTGACCTGGCTCTGATTCAATGGCCTTTTCAACCAATCCAATTAGAGCAAAGAATACTGGCGCGTCCATTGCTGCACGGATGTTACCGTTGTTCTTATCACCCTCTACATTGGTATAGATGTCAATGCGTGGGTTGTTCTTTACCACACTAAACGCAAGAGAAGGGCGACGCTTAGAGCCAGATACGGGATCAGCGCTAAGGCGTAGTTTTGTCTCGTCCAACACATTCTTCTTGCGAGGTGGACGGCGAAAGTTATTATCGGCCATTAGAGGGTTCCTTTATGGGCTAATTTGTCTTCATGTTATTGCTGGTCTATGTATTATCTGACACTCACAGCCAGCAGTTGCTTGTAAAAACTGGCTGCTATCTTATCCGTTAAGGTGTTGATATCATACAGCATTTTATCTTTGGTCGTTAACGCGTGCCAGCGTTTCTCCTTAGCTAACTCATTAAGCGTGACTTTAATACGGTGGGGCATGGTATTAAAATTAGTTGCACCATCCCCATACACCTGTAAGGTCATGCTGTTGAAAGGCATGTGAGTTAACTGCTTACCCCCGGTCAACTTGGTATTCCATTTGTCCTTTTTCTTTATCGCACCTGTGTGGCTCTCTATAAGACTTAGGCGATCAAAGTAAGTGTGGGATAACAAGTCGATAGGGTAATGACTTAACATCATGGCTGTTGAACTGTCACCTCTTACAGCAACGTCAAACTGGCGGATGTTAGTGTTTTGTGAAAGAAGTTTCTTACACACTGAACGTTCTATAACACGATACTGTAACTGTCCAGGTGTCTTTAACTTCTTAAGCTGAGCTTTAGGAAACTGTTTATCTATTGTCGCGTGTGAGGTATGGTAGAATATCACAGAGGTCTGTTCCTTACTCAATGCAACAATAGCAGCTTCCAATCCTTCCATTTCTTCATACATCGCTTCAATTAAAGCAATGTCGCTAATACCCACGTTATCGCTGATAGCACCGTAGGTGTTTCTGAGCAAGGTACGTATGTTTACCCAAAAGGTTTTAGGGAACGTCTCTAATTGACTGAACCCTTCTTCTAAAGCAACTGACGTACCTATGTTAATACCATACTCACCTAACTCACGTGTTAGATCCATTGTTTTCTCCTAGCAACGCATCTATACGCGCGTGCATTGCTTCTTTAGATAGTTGACCCTGACGCAATTTAAATCCAGGTCCTAACAACAACCACCCTATCTCGCTTTTATAAGCAGGTTTATCCAGTAATATTGTTTTACTATCCCAGCAATAGTTTTCTTTTGGCCCTTCTGCTTTACGCTCAATGGCTTTAAGAAACGTTTTGACTTCAGTCATGCTTTCTAAAGACTCACCATACGTTCTCATTAAGAACTCAATGATGTTTCTGTAGTGATTTAGATTGTGCTGGTTAATGTATCCGTATTCTACCGACACCATAAACTCAACAAGTGAGTCAGGGGTTGGGAATGTCTTTTGGAAAAGGACATCTACTTTACTGTAAACACCACCTACCGGTTTACCCACTTCAAGGTCCCAATTCGATAACATGATAAGGATTTTATCAATATCTTTGTCTTTGAAATTAGAACACGTAATGATAGTATGGTGAAGGGCTATTTTTAATCTTGTTTCTGGTTTCATTGGGCTTGTACTCTATCTAATAATGCTTTAACCTGTTCGATACGGTTAGTATCTAACCCCATGGTTATGCATTTTTCTTCTAATAGTTTAGTGACGTTAGAAGATGATATTTCCACCGCTTCATACTTAGCGGTTAACCCTGTAACGTCACTGTTAACGACTTTCTCCTCACTGACAACTTTTAGTTTCATTGTGTAGTGTGGAAAATGTTCCCTAAGTGTACTAATGGCGTTTTTAACATCACCATCGTTAGTACATTGAATACGCACGTGACTACCCTTAGGTAGGTTGTCCTGTGCTTTGATTTTGTTAATTACCGCAGCTGCATCCATGCCGGTTGCATCTATAGTAACAAACATGGTGGCATCATGATTGATTCTAAACTCAACACGATCGTGATTGCCGTCTTCGCTAACCCTGACCCTCACGTGACCTTTAGGTTCTTCTTCACCATGCCCTAGTCGATCAAACGACCCCTGTGTAATGATGCGATCATACACGCTGTGTGTATGAAAGTGACCTATAAAGATATAATGTTTAACAACTTCTAGATAACGTTCTGACTGATGGCAGGGTATTTTAAGATGGTCAGGTAGATGATACTCGAAGTTACCATGCATGACTGCAAAGTCTACTTGCTCTAACCCTTGATCTTTCAGCAAGTTCTTTACTGACTCCCAAGTTATATCAGGGTCGTGGTCCCACTCATCTGGCACGTAGAGTACATTGATATCTAATAACTCAATGTATTCAATAGACAATGTAGGAATGTATTTAAAGTCAACGAACTTATCATCCCTATCATACCCTACCGTCAAGTAAATCATTTCAAACTGCTTACCCTGCCCACGGTCGTGACTAGGCGTGCCTTCTAATACCCGAAGTGCGATGTTGTGACGATGACACAACTCAAACAAATCGGCTATCCAAATCTGAATATCTAATACTGGTGCGTCAGGTAGAAATAACAGTTTATCAAAAACATCACCTGCAAGGAATATAATGTCTAGTTTATCAGACTCAGTATTGTTAGGTAATGCTTTATACAGTCGATTGATAATATCGCTGGTAGGGACTAAACCATGCCCTAGGTGTATATCAGACAGACAAGCTATCTCTAAGTGTTTACCTTTGCTACGCATAGGCTATACATCCTTATAATTCATCCACATCATCAGGGTCGTACAGAGATGCAGTTGATACAGAGGCGGGTTTGACTGATTCAGGCACGGCTTCTGTTTCTATTGGCTCGTAACCATATTTAGTCAATACACGATTCCACTCTGCCAATGCGTTAGGATTAACACGTGTTTTACCTACGTAGTTCATCAGACCATTTCGTAGATAAGTTTGACCCATAAGTGGGTGAGCATCTGATTTCTGTTGAGCTACAACAGCAAGGGTAGTTAATGAATCTTGACTACGCTCGTTGATACGGGTGTGTCGGCGATTTAATAACGGTGGTACAGTAAAGACCACTTGCCCGTTACTAACAACATCAACTGGATTGTAAGGGCCTTTTGCTACTGTTAACCACGGCCCCATGTTTAACGCTTCATCGTGCTCTTGACCTATGGCGGGTAAGAAAGTACGAACAAACAAATCCAACTCAATAGTAGGGTGTTCTTCCACCGCTTCGTTCAACACCTTCATGGCATCACGTACATGACTGTTTAGCAAGATATTGTCATTAATCTCTTGCTGTTTTGATTTTGAATTATCCATTATTTAATTCCACGATTTTCTGCACTACAGAGTTAATTAGACTAACTTGTCGCCCTACGCTATAACTAACATTACCACGCCGTACATTTAGATTCGTTATAATCTCATACTGCGCAGCGTTATCCTTATCTCTGTCTATACTTGCAGAGGCTTCTACTGAATCAAAGTAACGATTAAACAATGTTGTTAATGTACTTTGAATACGCAACAGCATGGTTTGCTCGTCATGACCGTGTTCTTGTATAATGTAGGCTAGTGATGATATTTTACCATAATACATATTGCTTTGTGAGTATTGACTTAAAAAGAAATAAGCCAACAGGTAGTCGCACGTTTGAGGGACTGTTTTTACAAAGCCATCAACCGTAAGGGTAGGTAGGACTTTTTGTGACATTACTAGTATCCTTAACAAAAAAAGATGGACCGAAGCCCACCTTTAGATTTATTATTACAGGCTCGCATTGAAGGGACTGGTAGGATCTTCTTTGTTCTCGTGAATAGCATTTTTGATACTATCCCAAGTACGTAAGATGGCTACCTGCTCGTCGATATCAAGCTCGTCACCGTCATGGACCTCATCAAAGTATTGGACACTTACTAGCTCATCTTCTTGCTCTACGACCAAGCCGTCCATCACCCTGCGGTAATCGTAATGGTTCTCACCTACATCCCCTGGATGCATATCCATATAGCTATCAGCAAAGCCCTCACAGCGCTGCTGATGGTACATGTTACGAATAGTTGGCTCTGCCATAATCCACCGCTGCATGGTCAGGTTGGCATTTTGTATTTGACCGATATCAGTCATTGCAAAAATACCCTCACGTGTCCACAGGCTGTCTACTTTACGTCGCACCGCTTTAGCTAAACGCATTGCTTCTGAACTGTTAAATGAGTCAAAAGTCTGGCGTGCTAAATCAACGTAGTGTTGTGCACCTTGGTGAATCTGAGCTGAGAACTGATCTAGTTGCTGAGATAAGAACCCGGTTAGGGACGGGCTTGGTGGAGTATAGGCCACGGCTCTGAATGTTTCGTCGCCGCCTTCTATAATCACAGGCATAGATTAGCTCCTTGAAATTTAGGTTAAAGGGTTTCATAAAGTAACACTAGCATGTAAGTTTTGATAGCGTGTCCTTTACGGCATAGATAGGGCAGGTCGCCCCACCCCATCCATTAGGCACTCTTGAAAATGAATGCCATATCTTTTTCGTCTAATTGTTTTAAGTAATCGATAGTTACTAACTGCAGATCTTTGGTCTGACTATCAATGGCTTTAGCATGCAATGCTTCGATGAATTCCTGCTGGGTGATGGTCTTAGCATCAATAGGTAGGAATGTGAAGTTCAACTTACCCGGATTAACGGTGTTGTTGATTTCACTCATTACTTCACGTGCGGTGAGAGGAACATGGTGAGTAAATAATCCATGTAAACCTTTAAATGCATTTATCAACGCATCTGTGTAACCTACTGCATCGCAAATAATAACAACATCTTGCGGACCTCTGTTCATTGCTTCAGGGTTGAGGGCCTGGATATGTATTGCATCACTGTCGTCACCTTTAGGTAATGACGAAAGTAAAGTACTCACTTGTTTGTGATCTTGAAGGATCGGTTTAAATGTATTTTTCATGTTAACCTCTTTAGTAATGTTCTCGTTTAAGACGATGGCATGTTAGTTTAGTCCATTAGATAATGTATAGTTGAAATTACGTTGAATGGCTTTTTCCACACTATGGCATATGGGCATAGATGCTTGTCTGAGCAGGTAATGCGTTTAGTGATGTCATAGGGTAGGTCATATTATACTCGTTCCGGTGTATAAATTTACACGACGGCATAACACCTAGAGTCATCTGACTCTAGGTGCAGTACTTTATTCGATAGCTTCTTTAACTTGACGATAGCTGTCAACTAATGCTTTCTTGGTAGTGGCTAGGTTAAAGCCATGTGCAGCGTAGAGTTCAACTTCTTTAGCTGCTTGATAGGTAGCATCTACCAGTGCAGATAAGGTCGTACCTTTAACTACATAAACGTCAGGCTGATCGCCAATACGCTGGATCAACAGATTGATGTGTTCTGTTAACTCACCTACTGATTTTAAGATATCGCTATTAGGCTCTCTTTGATATTGATCATCTAACAGGTTTACTGTAGATACAATACCTTCCCAGTCTTTATTGCGGTTAACTGCATCACTATAGGTAATCTTGTCACCTGAGTCTTGAAGATCTACTTCTTTGTTAAATAACTTCTGAAGTTTTTCTATGTCAACCACTTTATAATTGACCGGGAATGCCTGAGATAAACGTTTAGGCTCTACCAGCATTTGAGCAACGGTACGTTTCAATGGTGTAAGTAAGCGCTCTTCAATTCCACCAATCTGCTCTTGAAACTCAGCCAGCATCTCTACGTAGTCTTGATAACCACCACGCATACCGGTTGGTCTAAAGACAGCAAGCTCTGAGATTGTCGCGTAGTTAACATCCTTAAGCATCTTAGTGAATGCTTTCGGGTTTAGCTGTTCACTAGGACTTTCCCCTTTAGTCATAGTGATGTCACTTGCAACCTTTTCACGTAACTGTTCTAAGAACTGAGGGATTCGATTAAAAAAAGACTTACTTTCAGCTTTAGCTTCCACCGAGGCAATAACTGCTAGTGTCTTTAAAGAGAGTTTACCTGGGATAACCATCGTTAACATTCCTTACTTAAATTAGGGGTATATACATACGATGGTTCTTTTAAATAGGTATTAACCGCACGTACAACATCGATAGGTCGTATTTCACTTAAGTGTTTAGCAACATCTAAGACTTTACAAACGGCCTGACCTTTAGGTGTTGCACTTTGAAAACCTTGCTTACCGTCAACTGAAATTTGCTCTACCATATCCTTTTCAAGCAACCAACCCTGCTCAACCTTGCTAGGTACTGATTCGCTATCTAACGGCCCGTCATGTACTACGCTACGTAGCGTCTCCGCACCTCTAAAGGTTGTTTCTTTAGCCGCCATGATTAAGCCTACATGATACGTGATACCAGCTGCCTCTTCATACGACGGGTTAAAGCAAAGGGCTTCAAAGATTCCATGTATATTGAACTTGTCCATTTAAGCTTCCTCTCATTTTGGAACTTAGTAATAAAAGAGGGCTAGATTACTGTCTAGCCCTTCCATGCGCTTAGAGAGCTGTTTTTATAGATTTTTCTACAATAGACAACATCAGACCAGAAATGCGGTTATAAAGATTAACGTAGCGCAACGCAGGCTCCTGACAACCCTTCAAGATGAAGCGAATTAGACTACCGGATTCACCTTTAACGTTAACGCGGTCAACCATACCTGATAACGCCACTTCCAAGATACTATTGTTCTCATAGACGTGAAGAGCAGGTATCAGATTCTTTGATACTTCTCTTAGTGAGTTAATCATAACCTCTAAGTCTTTCTGGTTCTCTTTGACAGCCTTAACCACTGTTAGACATTCTGCTTTGGTAAGAGCGGGCATTGTTGTAGGTGCTGAGCCTTTAAGGTTGTTTGCCACACCAACGAAATAGCGCACTAGCTCTAAAGAGTCTAACGTACCATATTCTTTCATACACAACGCTCTATCGCTAGCAAGTAGCGGCGCTACTCCAACCACCCCATGCTTAGTCACTTCCATTTCTTTAGTGATGTTTTTCTTTAAAGGTTTTAAATCCAAAGCACTTGTTATATTCTTTATCAGCTTATGGAAGTCTTTTAACTCGTCACCTTTAGAAAGTACTACCGCTTTATTTATAGCAATACCATAACCGCCAAAGATTAATGCTAGATTGCTAACTAGCGCTTTGTCACTTGCAACAGCACCGGCCTTTAAGAAAGATGACGTCACTGTATTAATGTCTTCTGCCAGGCTCGTTAAGTACGCAAATTGATCAATTACGTTATCAACAGTGCCGTCTTTGGGTAGAATGAAGCCCAATTCACTCTTGGCCTTTATCTCACCCTTTGTTTCTCCTTGAATCAGAGAGAGGCGATCTTCTAACTTCTTAGCATGTTTAATATGCTGTGTTAGATTACCGGTCATGAAACGGATATTTGAACCTAAGCTTTCTTTAATCAGCTTAAGGCGTTCAACTAATCCTTCTTCTGAGACGTTAAAATCCGATAGATTAAGCTCGTGCTCATGTAGTACTTCTTGCGATATAGCAATATCGTTGAATGTTTCTACACTTATTTCTTCTTCACGTATACCGCTCCGCAGAACGCCTGCTACTGTCTTCATTGTAATTACCTTAAGAATATCAAAAAAATAAATAGTAAAGAGCTAGGTGGATCATCCACCTAGCTTAAACGGATTATTGTTCTAGATCGTCACGGGACGCTATTTCGATTGATATAATCATACCCGTCCGGTTAACATCTACTTCATATATTAACCGAAGAGATTTTAACTCTAACTCCATCTGGGCTTCAAGATTCTTTACTAGCTCCTCACGGTCAAACTCAAGCGCCATTTTCTCAAGACGCTCGTTAGCCAGATTTGCTATTTCTTGATATGTTGCATCGTTAGCTAGCGGCACTGCTTCTACCTTTTGTATAGTCTGCTCTATATACACACCGATAGTTTTAAAGTCTACAGGGTAGGGTAGGTTGATGTTAAAGGTAGGTTGGGTTATCCACCCCATAGGTGTGTCAAACTCAAGACGTTTTAGCAAACTTGCGAAGCTGATGTTCAATACACACGGTTGAGATAAATCTAACATAAAAGGGTTCCTTTATTTTACTTTAAATGATGGGTTTTCGGATAAGTAACTTAACCGAATAGGCACTACACAGATTAACAAACCGAGAATGGTTTTCTTGATCCATAAGTTTGTCTATAACAATCAGGTTAGTAGACCCACGTCTAACGTATGCTTGGAGATAACTTACTAACCACGCATAAGTATCTAGGGGGTCGTTTTCTAATGTGAGGGTTTCTGGACTAAAGACATCTACCGTCTCTTTTATACTGCTGTCTCCTAGATACACTACAGTATCAATAGTAAAATAACCTACCACATTGCTAACATCATAGTTGATGCTATTTACAATGTAACTCATAGCAGGTAAGTGGGTACGAGCACTACGTTTAAAGCTGCGGCGTTTAAACGTCGTAAGTAAATTATCAATAACAGACATGGGTGTTCTCACTATATATAGTTTATTAACACGTTGGTAATATAGGTCTGTAATCGGGTTAAATTGATAAAAAAGAATACGGCATAGATGGGAGCCCTGGCTCCCAATCTTTATACTTTCTATTTATGTTGGTGATAGCACACGTGCCTTACACAAAATATCACTATCATCAGGACCCCAGAAATCCCATATACTTTTAATATACGGCTCAGCCCAAGCACGACGTACCTTGTGGGTATCAACTTCAGGGGTATACGCACCTAGCTCTTGCATCTCATTAAAGAAACCTTCACCAGGAAGCCCTGTATGGTTCCCTGAGCTTCTAACGACCAACGCGGTAAGCCATGGCTGCTGTCGCTCCCAACACCACTGGTTAACCCGCTCAAGCGTCGGACTTAACACCTTACCTAACGCCATGTTCGGTACATTGTACCCTAAACGCTCAGCTAACTCACTATAGTAAATAGTTTTACGTTGCATGGCTAGACGTATCAACATACGTGTGGTGGTGAGTTGTCTCTTTTGATCTACGGTGTAGATACTTTTCTTACGTGCCATTATAATGACTCCTGTTTAATACGAAGCTCTCTATGAGAGCAATTACCGTATTAGGTTTTAATAAAGCATGCAGATCCGTTCTGCACGCCAATCCTTTTATTCTGGTTAAGCTGGAACTTTAGGACCTTTCTTCAACCAGTTATCAATAGTACTTACCACCGGTTTAGGCATACCTACGCAACCAGAGACCTTGGATGGTTCTTGAAGCGATAAAATACCATAATGGGGTGACAGTCGGTACATCTTACGCATCATCTCTTTATCAGTGATTAAGAGAATGTTCAAAGCGTCGCCGTCAAAATCGGCCGCGTTATTCAATAGGTGTCGTTAATACCTACCCGCATCATTACATGCTGCTGGGACTTTCATCCATACTGGCATGTATTCTGTGTCAATTCACAGACAGGCTAGACTATATCTTCACCCCCAGCTTAACCTGGTAGGGTGCTCTCCACTTCGGACCCACTTGGTGTCCTACTCCCGCTACCGGGATAGTCGTTGATCTTCACCCACTGAAACATAGAGGGTCTTAGATGCTGAGCTTCCATTGTTAGCAACCCTTAGACTTTCGCCATAGGTCATCTTCTCTTTTCTTTCTGATTTTCATCAACATTCGCACTTGCCTTTTCAAGCTATGCTGTAGTAAGAGAAGCTTTAGGATTTACCAGCAGTTCAAAGAGTCACTCGACCCACCATTACTGGTAGGCGCAACTGTGGTTACTTAAATAAATGTTTCTAAATGTAGAGGAGTATAGCTATAGCGGTTTTTAAACTCGCCCTTTTGCTTAAAGCCGTTAGACGCCGAGACAGCATTAAACCCGTTCTGCCTCGCAAAGTCAGCAATGGAAGCATACAGGGTTGTTTCATCTGTCTCTTTATCGTGAATATAAGCCAATGGGTATTCTGGTTTCTTGACAAGAGGTAGAACTTCTACCACATCATCGGGAAACTCAGGCCATGGTTTATCATCACCTAAATATCGAAACACCATACCTTTAAAGGGCATGTCTGATCCACGACGCAATACAAAACTAATAGTACCACGATTAACGCCTGTTGCTTTCTCTGCTTCCACCATGTCTTTATATTCTGTAACAGAATTAGTTATGTAGTCTTTCACCACCACGCCAAACTGCTTATCCTTTGCTTTTGGCCGACACATATACGCGTCTCTAGAAGCTATGGCTTCTTCTTTAGTAAAAGAAGGCCATTGTATATCTTCTTCGAGTTCACGCATTACATAACCAGCGAGAAGCTGATCAGGTCGCCTGGTGCGATGATAGGTGATAGAAGCTGGATGTATCTTTAACATCAACCCTAAACTTAGTCTAGAATCGGCTATTATCAATTCACCAGTTACATAGTCCTTAGCTACAAGATCTTTAACATGTTTTTGCTTTCTGACGGTAAAGTCGCCTGATATCGTTATCCGATAACGACCTTTCCACGGATGACGCATTGATCCATTAGCGATGGTTAATGCTTTGTTCTCACTTAATCCATACGCTCTTGCAAACTCAGCAATAGCGTAGAAGGTTTGAACCTCACCTGTTTCGAGATCTTCTACCTTAACTTCTCTAGAGTCAGATCTAAGACCTGTCCTATAAGCGTGTTTAAGGTTATCGGAGCGTGTCATCCATTCCAGATTATCTGCGTGGTTATTATGTTTATCCCCATCTTCATGGTTAACTTCTAATAACTCATCAGTATCTGGTTTATCAACGTGGGCTTCAGCCACGAGGACATGGACGAGCGCAGTGACAAAGTGTTCTTTATCTTCTGGTACCACCGACACCGTCAGATAAGTACCTTTAGATGTTGGAGTTTCTCTAATTGACGGATAGTGATAGATCTTGCTACCAGCATATCGATCAAATTTAAACGTCCTAACCTTACCGTCGTACGAACATTCTACATTTCTGAAACCCTTGACAGGTTTCCAATTTTCTTTACTCATTTTTAGTTCCTCAACTATATCTCATACTATAGCTAAGGTACTTTTTTCTTTACATTTTATTTAAGCAACTAATCTGTTGGGACCAGTCAATGATAATACTGACATTGATATAGTCTGGATGCTAGGGTCTTTAATGATCTTAGTAACCCGCATGAACTGTGCTGACAGTCTATGTAGTGATGGGTTACGCTGGATGATTACATACAGACCTTTCTTCTTAGGCATGGTAAGTTCGTGTTCTGCTATTTCCGATAGACACGGGGACTCGTCTATAAGTTCATTTAACAGCGTATCTACAAGTGGATGATAGCGGCTAATAGACTCTTGCAATAGACAAGCAGCAGCACGTGGCGTATACCCTAACTTTAACAACTTATTAGTCAGGTGCGTACGTAGTAATCCTACCGATAACCCCCATGGAAGATGTAGCTCATCGTACTCGTGGGGTTCACTCAACGATACAATAACAGCACGTGCCGTATAATGCAATCTACCTGATATCATGTGTTTACGAATGAAACCATCTTTAGAGGCAAGACGTGTCTTGTAAGTTTCTTCATAATAGACAGCAAGCTGTTTAACACACTTAAGGGTACGGTTCTCTAGCTGTTTAGGCATAAGAGGACGTAGTGCCTGTTTGATAGACGACATGGTACGTATAGCATCCATCGCTAACGATGTCTGCGTATCAGAGGTAACGGTTGAATCGTTTTTCTCTGTTACGAATGCGACTTTAGAAGGCACCGGCACGTATTGACTAAATAGACAATGTCTATACTTACGCATCGTGGTTTTAAAGTCTTGTATCTCTAATCGCTTGTGTATAGCGAATATGTCATACAGTGCATTCATTATTGTGTCAAAGTTTTCAATGAAGTTATTATAGCCACGTTTAAAGTTGTAACGCTTCAAGCGGTTTAATGACTCATTCTTCTCATTGTCGTAACGTAGGTTAGGATTACACAACCACTCGACAAGACACAACTGCTTACTTGAGAAGTATTTCTCAAACATCAACCAGACGTTAGGGTTAATAAACCCATGAACACCATCCGGTGCTTTCATCCATAACGTAGACTCGATGCGCTTTTCTGTAGACTGCTGGACTTCAGTCTGACAGACACCGCAAACCTTACCTAAGTTATAACCGCCTGATAATTCACCACAGTCACACGACGGTACGATAGATAATGAATCACCCTCGTATCGCGTAGATATTAGATCATTGAATTTCTGTTTGTCTTCCTGAGACAGCGTGTTGACGTCATTGACGATGATAGGGGGGTTGGACAGGTTATTAAAGATCTTATCATGATCTTCTAGCGCCAGATGAACACCACCTTGTCGATCGTCATAGTTCCAACTAATAGGACCTTTAAGTTGATCGATGGGTGCGTTAGTCGGGTCAGCTACCGCACTGATATCAGCCTGCATGATCTCTCCTTATTTTAATTTGTTAAGGGCTTATTCTTTTTTAGTAATATAGGTCTAAGCACATTACCTTTAGATAATAAACATAATGTTACTCACCCCTGTAAAAACCTACCTTTTCTTTCTGTTAAACGTAAACGTTTTACTTACCCAATCATGAAAATCTTTCTTAGTATCAAACTCCATAACTGAACCATCACGCGTATCTTTCACCTCGTAATAGTAGTTGGTAGTGTGAGATTTAAGCCGCCATGCTAGGTTATCGGCATGACAATTACTTCTGTCCTCGTCAATGTTGATTAAATCAAAACGCGAGGGGTCTATAGGCGCTTCTAGATAGGCACGAGCGACTAAACCAGATAGCGTTCGCATGGTAGAGCCAGCGCTGCTTTTGAGTGTTACCATCAAACGTTGATCTTGACGGCGCACCGTGAGGGTGGCGTAGTAATAACACGCATCACCCATTAGCGGGTAGTGTAGTTTGATGATTTTACCACATCGACTAACCCATGCATCTTTAAAACCGTTAATGGGTTTGAGAATAATACCTTGCTGTTCTTCAAGTGTTTTGATATCTGATGGGCGAGGTGTTGTTATTGTTAAGATTGATTCAACTATAGGCTTTGCCACGAAAAGTCCTTATTTTATTATAAACGGGCATAAAAAAGAAAGAGGATCCGAAGACCCTCTTTCTAACTACTTAGCTAATTTTAACTTAGCGGTTCCACAGTCCACCAGAGTTACGAGCACCGTAACCCATACCAGAACCGCCCCAGTTAGCACCACCTTGTTGGAAGACAGCACCACCGGCGTTTTGACCAATACCCATACCAACAGCTGACGTGTTACCACGAATGGCACCCATGTCGTTACCGTAGATACCCTCAGGGCGGATCTTAAGTCCAGCTTCTGCACAAGCCATAGCAAGCGCTTCAATGAACTTAGGATTGAATGTAACACGACGTGCGTAACCAGTGATGGTTACTGTATCACCTAGTGTAGCTTCGATGATTTTAGCACGCTCTGCCAGACGTAGTTCTTGAGGACGATCAGTCTGGTCGTATGTGTTACCAAATGCTTCAACTAGACCTAGGTCTTTATCACCGTAGATGTTTAGCATCGCTAGGTAATCAAGATCACGTAGATCACGTAGAGTATTGTTTTCATCTAGGTAAGTACCAAGATGTACACGAGTAATCTCACTCATTAGAGGAGGAGCACCGTCGTAGTTACGAGTAAACGCACCACCAGTTAACGTATCTGCTGCATTGAACAGAGTGTTAATTGCTTTGCTGTTACCAGCCGCTGCGGCTAGGAACGTTTCTTGTAACCAGCTTAGGTCACCTGTCTCAGGGATATCCCAAGAGAACAGTACTTCGTTGTACATGCTGCGTTGTACTAGCTCAAACAGACTTTGGTCTGAGAATGAATCGCTCTTAGTAGAGATACGACCGTACTCGCCATTGTTTGCGAAATCAACTTCAAAGCCTAGTGCACCGATGTCATGGATGTCATTCTTGCTTGCACCGTATACAGGCTTGAAGCACTTAACCCATGCGTGGTGCTGGGCTGCTAGTACCGTAGTAGAAAGACCTAGTAGTTCAAGCTCTAGCGTGTTAACGCTTAGACCAGAAGATACGTTAGTCATTACTAGACGCGGTACGTATTGACGGTGATCAACAGGCTGACCATACGCCATTTGTTGTTGCTGACGTGGAACGTAAGTTAGATCCATGTAACCATCAACAGTGGTTAGTGGAATGGTCTGCTTAGCAGATACCGCTTCACCTGTCTGCATAATACCGCGTAGTGCGATAGATAGATCTGAGCGTACAGTTTGACCAGCAGCCGTTTGTGTGTCGCCTGGATTGTAGCGAAGTTGCGCTGCTAGTACGTCGCCGGTGTTGATATCAGCTACGCTAATGCTGTTGCTGGCATCGCCATTGATTTTAAGTAGAGTAGTGTAACACGCAGTGATACCGAAGTATAACAGGCTGCGGATTTCTTTCTCATGGTCAGCGGTAACTGTACGTGGAATTACGTTAGCACCAACATCGATGAAGCTGCGTTCACTACCGTACTTGCTGCGAAGATACATGTTAACTTGTTCCCACATGTTATCGTCGTATACGTCACCAGGAACAGTCTTGATGTTTACTTGCTGTCCGGCAATAGTTGGAACGCGATCTGCAAGACCGTCACCAGAACCTTCTACAATGTAGGTATAGCAGGCAACGTGCTCGTTGAATGGGAACTGTAATACAATTACAGAAAGGGCTAGTGAATGGCTATCGCCGTCCACAGGTTCAATCGTTACTTTCTCAAGTACGCTGTTGCGCTCTGAAGATAGGATCTTACGAAGCGTTTGAGTTAGCTCACCAGTGACTTCGCCTGCAGTGCTACGCGTCATTGGGTTGCTGAATAAAGAATTAAGACCGGCTAGGGATTTTGGACCTTCCACGTTTCTTCCTCGACTGGGTTGGGTTTGGTTTGTTGAACGGCTTTGCTGCGCGCCTGACTCTTTCATTGCTTCTGCCATAGCAGGGTTAGACGGAGTAGACTTGTTATCTTTATTTACAGCCATAATGGTATACCTTTTATTATGTTGTCAAACTTAAAATTAGCTAATAGATCTTCCATTCCCGGATAGACCACTAGAATGATATAGGTGTTTAATTAGGTTGAATCGCCTCACAGAGGGACACAGGTTAGGCACCTATACCAAGTATAAGTACACTGACAGCTACCTGTCTCTATAGTATGACTCGAAAACATTAAAACTTTACATCACTTCACTCATCCACAGGTGACCCATGCAACGGCTTTTTACTCCAGATTCCCCTAACCGCAACCAAAAGGTTTTTGCGGGTCTTTTCCAAGCCCAACGCGGATTAGACAAAGCCTTAGAGCGTGTTAAAGCCAAGGCAATAAGCGCACCTCGACGTTTAAAAGACACACAGCCCCTTGTTAAGCTTCTAGATAACCTACCATCCATGAACGCTATGAACATGATGCGCTACTACGATTACCTAGAAGACATTGAAACTGATATTGCACATGGTCAACAGATTAGCACCGAGATATCCACCTACCCACCTTTGGAAGGTGAGTTCTATGGTGGTAACATCGTAGACATCCTGGTAGCTACAACGTTAACGCGCCCACAGTGGGCCAGTAGTGGTTTACTTGCTGATTGGTCTAATGCTAACGCAGTGCGTGTCTTATATCATCCTAGCAGTGACTTAAACTTGAACCTCCCTGACGGACAAAAACAACACGAAGAGGTAGGTTATAGCGTTATTGCAATAGACATTCCATTACTTGCCGTCCAGTATAGAACATGGGCACATTATGAAAATCTTAAGCCCATAGACCAACGCGGCTCTACTAATCAGTTTGTCTATCAGTACGTACTAGCAAATATGTTAAATCATCAGGTATCTATTAGCTTAATGAACCGTTACTTGCGCCACTATCTTGGGGAAACGCAAACTAAAAGTGCGATTAAGCCTATTCTAGCTATTCCTAGTTTCGATGGGGGCGTTGATAAAGAATACCCTGATGTTATTGATGAACTAATCAGAATGAATGCGTCCATAGATGACGTATTAGACAATGTACCATTGCGATTAGATCAACGCATGCGAGATGCGTTACCATTTAACCGTTTAGTTAGCACCAGACAGGTGAGCTGGATACTTTGGTTGATATGGTTACCTTGGATCAAACATGCTACATCGTGGTATCTAACCACGCAGCAAGGTCAGGACAGAGACTTTGAAAATGCACTCAAACGTGAACTAAGACGAGCCCGTAGCGATAAGACCACGCTGGTCGCTCCTCACGGCGTTATTAGGGATCTTTTAGAGATAGAGCTTGAGGGACTTAAACTCCTCTTATAACGGCATACAGGAAGATCTAGCATCGTGCTAGATCTTCCTGGTTATGCTGTCTTACTTACGATAGTTTGGGTTAACGTATCGACCGCCTGTAGGTGGAAGTCTATCCATAAACGGATTGGTAACTGTAGCGGCTATCTCTTGCTCGCTAACAAAGAACGCTTTATCCCCAAGGCTATAATCTAAACCTTTAGGTATCTCCAGTGCTGTTCTATATTCTACCGCCCCAAGTTCGTGATAGACCTCGATGGGATTTACTCTACCGTCTAGATGAATTGTTTTAATACGCAATACATCATTTGCCTTTGCATAGGGCATGTCAAACTCACCCTCTGTAATATCAACCACAGCAATGACACGCTGACCTTCTTTGAAAGAAGACAGTACTTTATTGATACTGCTTCCTTTTCTATGGCTAGGGTATGCTAGAAAATTATCTGCCACACATCCTCCTACATGATATCGCTAACAAGCTTAGTGATGTTCTTATCTTTCATATACACCCCATACGTCTCTAACACCAGATAGAATGGTGCCATGGTGGTGAACACAATCTTCCGTATATCCATACATTGGATTATTTCCTCAGGCATCCCTTTGGTACTAATAACATCCATGGGGATTAAGAACTGCGTTATCCCTGTTAGCTTGTTATTCTTACCCATCCAGTCTTCAAGACGCTCTGCTAATTCGACATCTTTGATACTACGTATCCACTCTGCTACTTTTGTCTTAGAGGTAGCATTTAACGATACCTTTACCGTACTATACGGCGGTGGTGGCACCTCACCATACTTAGGACCAAAGACAGTATTCCAAAAGTCGTAATAGATGTAATTAGATCCCTGTGGGTTAGCGTACGATTCAGCCGCTTTAATACCGGCGGTGGTTAGATAATCGATCTTACCCTGATTAAGGCTGTCAATGATAGCGTGCTCTTGATCAGCAACTTCTTGCATCATTTCTTTAATAGGGATTTTCTTACCTTCCAGCGTCCAGTCCATCGGCTTCATGATGTACTTGTGTAGTTTTTCAATGATTTCTTTAGGGGCTTTAGTAGATTTAAGCTCAACCCCCTTGATATCCGTTTTCATCTTCTTATAGACGTTACCTTCCTGCGCACTAATGTAGTAGGCGTAGTGTTTAGCACGACTTGTCAATGACAACGCGGGCATCATGTATTCGTTCTTCATTGATAACTTATACAAGTCAGGTTTAGCCACACCCATGTTAGATGACAACAGAGCGAGTAAGTGCATGGTAGTCATCTGAGCGATGTATACAACAAACGCCCATACGCTCGTTGTTTTAGCGTCGAAGTCAACCACCCCATTCTTATACCACATGGTCCAGTCTTGAACAGTGAAGATAGTAGAGTCTGTATCCGACACCAATACACCACGACGTATAGCGTCGGGTAATACCGCTACCGATGCAGGCGGGTTGAGGGTCACCCAGAACGCTTTAAACAATACTGTATATTCTCGCAGTAAGCCAAAGATATTGTTAACTGAACTAGCAATGCGTGCATAAGTCTCAGGTTCAGATTCTTTGATCTTAAAGATAGGTTTATTCTTTAAGTCGTGAGCGTGCAGGATACCCACATACGCTTCAAGATCCCCATCCATTTCACTGATGACTGTTTCCGGATTGTCTATCGTGGTGTCTGAACACGTAGTAAACCGATCTAGGAACGTTCTAGTGAACTCTGGGTTTAATTCACGTAGATGGTAGAAATTACCCGTGTAAGTATACGCTACACGTTCCATATCAGACAGTTTAGATATCAGACTGTGGATACGGCTAGACCACTGCAGGTTGCGCCAGTAAAGGTCTGTTGAATATTTAATCGTCTCACAGACTTCCTCTACACTAGGGATGTGTAGATTATATTTCTCTACCGCTTCTGCTATTGTCTTATAATCGCTATTGTTGATTATTGAGATGATGTTCTGGATTGCCACATCCACATCGTAATAGTGACGGTTACCGTATAAGAAGCGTTCGTTGTTGGCGTTGGCGTACCCGGTAGCCGAACGGCAGGTAGATGTCAACGTAGAATGGGTTGATTTGTTATAAAGCGGTGTAAAGGCTGATGCATGACCACCACTCACTGAGTTGTTCTTGATTTTAAATGTAGATTGCAGGATGTCGTAAAAGCCAGCCTCAGCGTCATTACCTGCCATCGTAGACTGGAATTTCTTTTTCTTAACAGCATTACGCTTATCTACATTCTTACGGATATACTTAGCAAGGATAGACTCGTGTTGGTCGGGGTGTCTATATGCTGCTAGTGTAGGGCTGATGATTAAGTTCTCGTTGTTTACCTTTTGAAGGTAGCCAAGGAATGTAGTTTCCCACTTATCACGCTCACCTGGCTTATCTCGTTTAAGGCTTAGTACCTTTGGATCTTTTAAAGGTAACTTACCACTTGAAGGGTGGGTAGTTTCTTTAACCCACTGATAACACTCGTCATGTGAACAACCTGTCTCTAAGGCTAGGTATCTTGCGGTATCCTGATAGTAACGTTCCAGGACATTCAAATCTCGACCATACTCTTGGGTAGGGAGAACAAATGGGTTTTCCATATTGACACTCGTCTTAGTTAATTCTTCTGCTCATGGTATTGGTTGAGGGTGTAAAAACGAAAACAAAAAAAGACGGCATAAAACCTTCCTACACCCTAGAGGAGAGGTGTAGGAAGGGTAAACACTACGTTTGACAAATATAAAGGTGCGTGACTACCTTTAGGGATCGATCTTCTGGCTCAAGATCAAGAACACTGAGGAGGGTCTCAAACTCAACAACGCTCATACTATATAAATAAAGGTCTGTAAAAGTTTACCTTTGTATTATAAGATCTTAGTATCTGATACCGTAAAGCCATTTGAGGTTAACGCAGCTAGGATACGCGGGACGTCGTCACTATTAACTTCATCGATAGTTAGCTGCAGTTTACTACTACCAACACGTTCAAGGGTTGACATGTTAATCCACGGCATGCCGATGAACGTCTTACTGCCATTTTCCATCTGCACCTTTACGTAGCTATACGCTGTAGGGTCATCGATACTACCCTCAGGTAGGTTAGTGATGATATCCTCGTGTAGCGCTACCGGATCGATGGCGTTAGAGGCGGTATCGTAATCCACCACCCCAATAATACGCACCCTGCTAAAGACAGTACCTATTGTGGTATTGTCATATAGCGAGAAGCTAACAACGTCACGTATGCTTACATTGTGATTTGGGAATATCACCATAATTAAACTCTCCAAAATAAACTAGTATCGTACCGTCACAACTGACAATCTCTATCGTTCTAAAGTCAGTTACTTCAATATTGTATTTGTTAAGGTAGTGACTTATACCATCGATGATTGACGTTAGCGTGGCATGTACGACGTCTGTCTGCTGTTCAAATCCACCTTGAATCAAATCATCGATGTCTGAATTTAACCAACCCAGCGTTTTGTTATTAACGACAGGTGAATCGGGATTCACCTCTGCACTGTATCTAGCAATTAACCCTGATAGGCTATCAAGGGTTAGAATCATAAATTTAAGCACTGTACGTGCTCCTTTTGTTATTATTGTTGCGCATAGACATTAACGACAATATCCATTCCATCAAACCCGACAAACTCAACACCCCCTAGATCACGTATACCGAGTTGGTGAAAGCCCGTTATTAGATCCTGAATAAACATATCCACATGGGCGATGTAGTTCTCTCTCTCACGGACGGTTAGACCTAATGGGTGTAGGTAGTCGTTTATAGCATTATGTCGATCGTTTTCCACATCGTTTACTGATAACGAGGCGGCGTTGACAGCCATAGCTACTAGTCTCTTAAAATCTTCAACGACGGTTTCCTCAGCCGATATAGCCTCATACAGTCGTTTGACGCCACGCTCTACTGAGACAATATATACTACAGGACTGGTAGGTGGGTAGGGTTGTTGATTATTATCCATAACTTATTCCAATTCTAAATACATGGTATTGTGCTTGATACATATATAGTAATAGTCGCAGCTCAATACAAATGCCAGTTTATGGTATTTATAAAGTTCTTTACAGAAGGCCGCAAAGTGAGGTTCCACAATAGGAGTTATCACCGGGAACTCATATTGCTCCTGTAGATAACTAGCAACTGATGTATAACTCGTAGCGGGTTTAACCCTATAGGTTTTATAGTAGTTAATTATCTCAGAAGTTAAACTATCCAACGACGCGGGGATAGGACGTCTAGTCTCATAACGCCATATCGGTATCATAACGTCATAAATGGACTGTAAATTACTACAGTCCAAAAGAAGTATATTAGCGGTCATCTAGATGAACTTGGACAAGCAGTGTGGGGAAGCTAGTACCTACGTAGTCAATCAATGGTCGATTACCAAAGGTTGTCATGATGCGGCGTAGAGACTTATCCACCGCTTCGTAGGTTTCCAGTATAATGTCATTAACATAATGACACATCATCTCCTGTACTTCACTTTTACCACTACTCAAACCCATACGACTACAGATATGATCAACAACCTGATCAACCGTACGTGTATCAAAGTTATCATCATCGATGAATTGATTAACCCACAACGCGGTAGCCGCTTCAATTATATCTGCGGCTGTCAGCGAGGGATCAGGAGGATAGGGTGGCCTATCCATAGGTAAATCGATAATCACTATCATTGTGTATTCTCTTATCCTACCATGTGGTATGTGTAAACAATAGTAGTTTCACCCACTATATTAACATCTACAAACTCAATGTTGGGAATGTTACGTTGTAGATTATCTACAGACTGGGTTATAGGCCATGCTACTTGTAGCGTGATATTGATAACATGCATAAACGTACGGTAGTTATCAGCCGACACGCCCTGTTCATCATACTCATCAAGCAATGTGTAGAGCTCACCCTCCACGTGATCCTTGACTTTGACTTTATCAAACTGACTAGCTAATGCACTGGTCGCTGCTAACAGCAATACATCGTGATAATTCATCTTGATGCTGTTAAGTGCTTGAACGTCTTGCTGATCAAGCTTTAACATATACTGCCTAACGTCAATGATGAAGAATTTATCTTCTGGCTCAACAGCACTCAACATATAGATCATCTCCAAGACACTGTGAGACAATAAGTCTACTGAACGTATATTGCTGGAAGAATGTACCAATGGCCGGGTAAATGGTCTTGTATATTCTAAGCGCTATCGTGCAGATGTCATGAATATCCTCAAAGGTGTATTCCTTACGATGTCTGTCGTTGTATTGATTAAGACACCGATACATCAATCCGTAATCGGTGATCTTTTCATCGCTAGTATAATAGTCTTCAAGGTTAGTCAATGCCTCAATTGTCATTGTTAGTAAATCTGTGAATTTAAGTTTGTAAGTTGCAAGGGAGCCGTTTAAATGATTCTCAGTAGCACGCGCATGCGAGATATTTAATATTAGGTATCTTGGACCCACCAACCTTCCTCCATATTCTGTATTCTCTGTTTAAGGTCGTTATTTGAACGTCGCAACATTGCAAGCTCGGCATCTCTGACATCGCCTTTATCTACAATGAGATATTCAAACTGATCACCTAGACGCTGATACTCGTAATGGTGGTTGTTAATTTTATCGCCGCCTAGGGTACGGGTAATAATGCCTTGTATAGAGCGTCGTATATCTTTCTTTAATGCACTGCGAATATCAGGCATTGGACATAGTTCTTCTAACCACGACTCGGTCACATCTTCACCAACCATATAGCGGTTATCTTCACCAAGCAAAAACACCTCTACTTCATAATCCAATACCAGTGTATAGTCCATACACTGCAAATACGCACCACCTATAATAGGTTCTAAGTATTTAAAACACAACGAATGCACATCATCAAAACTAACTATGATAGAGATCTGGCTCACTGGGGCTGTCCTGTCAAATTAAGATCTTTGTCAACCATTAAACGCAATACGGTGTTTGTCAGGCCACCATATGTAGAGTCTACTTGATGTTTAAGATCATCACCCGTAGTTGCATTATTGCGATGTATTGGTAATGAACCTAAACGCGTCGCGTATTCTTCTTGAAGTAGGCTTTGTAACTTATCAGCAAAACCTTGAGCAGCGTTGTTCATATGGGAACCTAGGTTTTCTAGAACGATACTATCGCCATCCTTTCTTACGCTCCATACATCAGGTGTGTTGTAAGTTACATAAGTACCTAAGATCTCAGTTAATCTAGCATCAACCGGGTCTATGCATTGCTGATAGAAACGTGATCCAAAAACAGGATGCGTTGTCATCCACGGGTAAAATTCCTCTAATAGACTCGATGTTTTATCAACGCTCGGTGCCCATGCGAACGAGTGACTTAACGCATCGTCAACTAGCTGATGAACAATAGCTTTAGCGTGATTACGTTTGACCGGGTTAGGGCGATCAACGTTATAGAAGAATAGCGATGAACGTAGTACTACGTTATCTATAAATTCATGTAAAGGGAGTATTATACTTATCGCCATAGGGGGTAGGTCCTTTTAGGCATTAATGACCAACGTCTGGTCTTTAATATACGTTTTAACTGATGTGTCCGGATGCCAGTGATTACTTACGGCACGAAAGAGCTGTTGATCAACTGAACCTTTAATAACGTCAGGTAGGCTATTAAGGAAAAGGATCACACCTAGGGGCATGTCAGTTTCAATTGGGTTGTCATGATGCAATACGCCCATTATTACTAGGCGTTCGGCAAACCACTGATTTAATACTTTGTCAATATTAACTTCTGGTCTACCGCTTAGATGTTTTTGTAAATCTATAATAAAGGGCTTTGCGATTTCACGGGCTGTTGTTATATCGAACAGGAAGTAGTTAGGCACTGTCATTGTACGATCTCCACACTGTAATATTACTTATACTGCTCTAGTAATGTAGGTCTGAAAAATACTGACAAGCGGCATAGACGCCTCCCTATCAGGGAGGCGGTATGCGTTCTGGATGGGTACTTAGAGCACCATGCCATCTTTAGTTACTTGATCGCCACCACCGACGAAAGTCTTTCTGTCTAGAGAACGCTTAGACGTAGACTTCTCGTAAGTACCATGCGCTTTAGCAATACCTTCGTAGATACGCTCAATGCCGTTCACGGAAATCACAAGGTGCATGTCAGGGATCTCACCAGACTGATCACGATGATAACCGATACATTGATAATCGGGCGCGGCCTCAGGCATCACCGTGTCAGGGTCCGCTAACAATGAAGCAATAGAGATAGGTTCATTAAGACCTTCTACTGCTGTGTTGTCACGAAGAATAGCTAACTGGCTTAGTTGTGGTTCAACTTTAGACGCACGGTTGTAATACACCCATGTTGAAATGTCTTTAGTATCCAGCTCACGGTTGTTACCAGATACCAACGCGCTGATAGAACCGATAGCGCCTTTAACACGCTTGTCAATTTCTGAACGTTTAACACCAGCACCGTTCTCTTCGTAGAACAGCGTGATAGGTAGCTCTGCAGCTTGTGAGATGCTATCTAATGATTTCAGTGTATTAAGTGTGTTAGTACACGTGATAGCAGAGTCTGTAGAACCCACTACAATACAGATCAATGGTGCTTCAATTTCAAGAAGATGACGAGCAATCAATGGTCCAGCTACTGAACCTGAACCGCCTGCGGCTGAAAACATAACAATGTTAAAGTCACCTGGAGGGTGAATTGACACAATGTCTTTGATCGAATCAGAGATACGTTGGTGGTTTTCACGACGTACCTTACCTGAGCCATCTACGTCAGGTAGGATGTAGCACATTTCTTCAGTGATAGGTCCTTCGATGTTAGACATGCTAGTGTCTACAAAAACAGGATCGATATCAGCGTAGATGTCAGACGATTCTAAACCAACAAAGGGCTTCGCTAAGTTAGTCGCGCAGCCGCCTGCCGCGTAGATTCTTAAGGTGTGTTTACTCATTAAAATCGCCTCTTATTCCTAGATTGTTCGATAAAGTATGAAGTGAATACAAATTTAATAACCCCCTCGACTATGAGATATACATTTTTTAGTTTAATGCTTACCACAGTACTAGGTCTTCATAAATAAACGGAAAATGTATTAATTAACTCATATGTCATCTACAGCTAACGGGATATAACCATGAGCCCCATTCAAAAAGCCGTACAGGACTGCACATTTAAAATCCCAGCGGAAATACTACGTCAGGTCTTTATAGACAAACGTTTTAATACTATCAACTATCCGGTATCCGTCGAATCTCAGATTATCGCTAAGGTAGTTAAACCTCGCGTTCTTGTAGATTGTAATCTAGTAGGTGGTATACAGATAGAGCTCTCTCTACGCTCTGCTAAGAAGACTTACGATGACGGAAGCCACCAGGTCTACGTTATTCCTAAAACGGCCACACAAGGCCGTAGCATTATCTCAGTGATGAGTCTTGGGTTTAATGAGAACGAAGCAACTAGTACGTATGCTACTAGTTCGTCTATGATTAGAGAATCACTTAACATCATCGACGCTGCTAACGGTTATGAGACAAATAGTACATCATCTGTAACGCTAATTGATGAGAACACTATTCATGTTGAAGCCGAAAGTGTTTTAAGTAATAATGCTGTCTTGCGTTGTGTGGTAAGTAACGACCCTGATATGCAAAACCTCAACCCACGTACCATTCCCGCGTTTACTAAACTAGTAGAGTTTGCAGTAAAGAGCTACATCTACAATCAGTCTATTATTAGTATTGATACTGCCAGGCTACATGGTGGAATGTCATTGGGCATTTACCGTGATATTGTAGAAGGTTATGCTGATGCTGAAGAACTATATACCGAATATCGCGATACGAAGATGAAAAAGATACTGTTCTGCGATGATAAAGAAAGTTATCATCGCCATATCAAACTAACATCTTCAGGTGTTTAATTTCTAGGGTAGGTCTTCGGGCCTACTCTATGCCGTGACGGCATAAGACCACGTGCTAGATGCCACGTGGTCTAAATTGCATCAATGTAATCTAATAGTACCTGATAGAGGTCTAACGCTATTAGCATGGCGATCTAGACGCCCCGTTCTATCAAACGATAACATCTCTAACAGTGTAGTTAGAAACTGTTGTCTGATATGGTCATCTAAACCGCATTTGTCAAAGAACAAGTTAGCAAGATAAAATGCACCCTTGACGTTAGGTATATTTACTGGGTCCTGGGTATCCACTGGGCTATTAGTGAAGATAGCAACATCGACATCGCCAGACTTAACTTTAAGCTGGCTTCCCTGTGTAATAACCTTTAAAGGCTCCGTGGTCGTTAACATAACAAGCAGATCATGACTCTGCTTATAACCCTGATTGATATGCTCGACTAAGTTATTGAATTGATACTTCTCTTCAAAAACGTTGTGTGTTGGGTGGTTAAACATTGTGACGTACATTGGTACAATACTACCCTGCACATAAACTAAGACCATAATTGCATGGTCTACGTAGCTATCCGTCTTGTTTAAATGCATAAGGTGCTTTACACTCAACCCCTCCCCCTGAAACACATCTACTGATTCTGGGGTGTGACATACTCTGACTTCCTGACTGATTAACGTATTAAGTTGCATAATCGGCTACCGTTTTATAATTTTAATGAGAAAAAGATTGGATCTACCACTCTAAAGAGGCGGCGGCTTCTAACGAAACATCATCGTTGCAATGATGGAGGAAAGGGTTTCCTGCTTCGTCAATACTTAAACATACCACTGGCCCACTACTATAAACATCATGTTTGATAGCGTGCCTTACAGCCTCTGGCGCTGTTTTACCTAATGATAATGCAGATGTTGCAAAATCGCAACCTGATCCAACTGCTACAGTGTTCCTGACCGGTAGCGGGTCGGGACTGTAGTGAAATTGCCATACTGAATTACGGCATACTAGAATGACGCAGCATTCTTTAAATTCTTCCGCGTATTCTTCTCGCTTGCAACCAGCTAATAGCCAGTCTCTAAATGGATAGATTTGGGCGGCGTCGCCTGAAAAACCCATCCCCACTAAGGCATCTTCTTCCTTAGTCTCCGGATTAATAAAGGTCCCTTTTAAGAGTTGTAGCTTGATAAAAGGTTCTTGTGATATTACATTCCAATTCACAGTCAACTGGCTATCACTAGCCAACTGCTGTCCATCCCAGACTATCGTCGTCATGCGTCCTCTCCACACCAAAAACTACAGGGGGTTTTTTAAAACCCCGGGGTATAGTATTTGTCTAAATTGACCGCTAAACTAATTTTGGATCGTCATCAACAGAAGCTAATAACTTCTTGATTTGTTTACGTTTTTTACCTACTAAGTAAGGTATATTGACTTTACCTTTTGTAGTGATGATCTTAAAATCTTCAAAAATCCAACCGGCTTGTTCAAGTCGTTCTTGGTTTCTAATACCCACACCCGAACCTAGTCCTAATTGTGATTCCAACACGTGGTCGTGAAACTTACTATCCACGTTACGAAGTATCGCAAGCGTAATATCTTCTTGTGGTACAATTGCCGTTTGCTTTTCAACTATTTTTAGCGCTTTATGTATACGTTCTACTGGGTCTGACATATTTCTTCCTGTATCAAATTTCCTCAACACTAGATAGCGTTAACTACCCTATAGATATACGTTGAAGGTGTATTTTTATGATTACTCCGTATATTTCTATTAAATAATTAAAGGATACCCGTATGACAGGTACACTTAAAACCGTCTTTAATGACATCGGTCAAGACGTCGTCTTTAATCGCGGTCTGGTTAGACGTATCATCGGCTATGTCAATGGGTTTGTAACTAAGACAGACGATTCGATTAATTTCTTTGGGGATGCGCTAATTGGCGTCTACCCTATCCGCTATACCAATGATGACAAAATTACGTGGTTTGACGAAGTATTACAGATTGATGAAGTAGCGCTTAAAGCAGATGTCTACTCATTAGATTCTATTGACACTAGCTTTAAGGTAAGTAGCGACCTGGTTAACTTGTCTATTATCTGGTGCTTGCATCGTTTTGAAGAAAGTGATGTAAGTAGTAAAGAGAAAGAACAAGTTCAAATTGCGTTGCTAAGCATGCTTCATTATAAGTTCCTGAGTTCTTTAATGAGTCACTATTTCCGCTACCCTGCTGATAAGAGTGTAGCGATGATGACATATGCAAGTTTGTCTAAGAAATTCTCATTAAAAGTTCATGGTTCGTGGGGTGCGTTGGTTAAAGACCGTTCTGAGAGCATCTTGGCTAAGACAGGCATCCACTATAACACTTACCGTACGTTTGCGCCTGACGATGCCGTGGTGTACATGGTTAACGATATACAGTCACGTATACGTGAGGTATTTAAAGCGGTTGTTGAGGTATTCCACAAAGTTAGAGAACAAGATGCTAAGATCACTACGGTTTCTTCTTCTGTAGATATCGATGGCGAGAGTATTGTAAAAGACAAGCGTAACGACTATACGCGTTTTAGACAATACTTACACCGCATAGTAAGTGATGATGAGACGTTCATTAAACAAGAGCTAGTAGACATCATTGCTAAAGCTATCCACACAATGCCACCTGAGCAACTGGTTAATAGTTTGCGTTATATGAGTGACAATGTTTCAGATAGTAAAGATAAGGTCATTACGCCGTTACTGGATAAAACCATCATTCACGCGTTTCACTATCTACAACAGAATAAGGTGGACATTACCAATCTACCACTAGTGTTAGTTAAGATGCGGGCCATTTACATGTCTTCACGTAGTGTACAAGATGACCTTATGGAGATCCGTGAATTGGCTGGTGAGATTGCTGAAGATTCGGTTGATTCGCGTAACGCGTCAGTAAAGGCAAGTGTTAGAACAGGTATCCTGCTTTATCTTGTTCTTAGATCTTTGACCATGAAGCATTACGACTAGCATATGTTCAACAGCCCACCAGGGGTCGTCACCATGTATAGTCTACATGTACTTATAACGGTTTATGCTAGTGATGTGTATAGGTTGTATAAGAACAAAACATTTAAACAACCACCTAGAACCTACCTTGAAGGTTTAGACGCGCTACAAGATAAGATCCTTCATTATTACGGGGAGCAGGTCCCGTTTGTTAAACTCGTTGAGTGGCTGCACCAGGGAATTAAAATTCCCTATGAGACAATCCAACTACTTGACGATGAGACGTTGATGGAGTTTATCGGCGCGCTCTACACACTACCTCTGCATGATCCGTTAAGAAGACAGTTCGTGTCTGTATACCTTCGTCGTCTTATAAACGATAAAGATATTATTCAGGCATTAACTTATCGTACGTTAACCCCCCAACAACAAAACGCGTACGAGCGATTAGAAAATCAAATAACCGGTACCCGCTACGACTCGGTCTATGTGGAGTACTTTAAAAAGATATTTGACCAATAAGGCATAGAGACCCTACCTCTACCTTTTGACGGGTAGAGGTAGGTTATGCCGTTGTTATGCTGCTTGTCGTTTTAAAGCTTCAGTTAGGTAATCAGTCTCGCGGTGATACTCTAACAATGCTTCGTAGGGTTTGTTGTGAAAACGAAGTGTATTAAACATTTCGTAGTCCTGAGCATATAGCGCCTTTTGATCGATATCTGCTGCAAAGGCGTAGTGTGAACACAGCTTCTTAAGCGCATTCTTAATTTGACGCGATGTAAGGAATGTCTTATTCTTCTCGCGCACCATGATTGCCGCTTTAGCGTCTTTATCCATACACTGGCTCTTATAGCTAATAAGCTGGTATGCGTCTATATCATCTAGTGCTTTAAAGCGACGTAGGAAGAAATATAAACTTGCTGTATAAGGTGTTGCCGATGTAGCTATTGTAGCTAGTTCACGTAATACGCTAATGTTTTCTGGCAGTGTGCCATCTTGAATAAAGTTAAGCTCTTCCTGAGATAGAGATAAACCCTGGTTTCCAATTGGCTCTTTCGTATACTCGCATTTAAGCGTCGACACTGTATGGAAGATAGACAAGATCTGGCTAAGGTCAAGAGGTGGTGTAATCTTAACTGTAGTCTTTACTTCACCAAACGGTGTCAATACATCTTCAACATGGTAATTAGACGGTTGAACGTGTGAGATGACGGTAGATAGGCTTGGGATTTGTTCTAACTCAAAGTAAGGAGTTTGAACGTCCATGCGTACCTGGTCGTTATACTCTTTATCGGCTACGACAAGCATTCTAGGGATATCTAACCAACTAGGTAGGCGAAGGTACCACTTGGACTTGTGGACTTCTGCTAGATGTGTTAGGATGCGATCTGAATTGATCTTGATGTCTTTAAGATGACGTTCAAAGAACATCTTATCCATCACTAGACACTGGTCAATGTCACTCATCGATGGATCTTCAATGATACCCTGCTCTTGACGCATTAACACCAGTAAGCGCAAATGCGGTTTATAGATAGCTTCTTTCTTACAGATATCAACGGTCTCTTCTCGATTGCGGTCGATGGTAATACGTACTTCGTTAAGTAAGCTCATGGTTATCCTTTTTTTGTTTAACTTGGTAAAGGTTTAAATGTTGGTAGGGACTACCAAAATAGTAGTTCCCTAGATTTGCTGGTGTTCTTAGTTTGCGAACGCTTAGCTTTCTTGCGGTCATTGGCTTGTTTCATTAGCGCATCAAAGCTAAGTATATCACCCCCGTCAGATTTAGTCTGATAGGTAAGTTGTTTAAGTTCCGCTTCCAGACGGGCAAGTTTAAAGCCTGACTGACAGAGGGTTATCTCTTCTAACACATGATCAATACGGCTACGGGTACGGTTGTTCTTTTCAGCAATAGCACGATCATAATCGCCATTGCCAGAACGTTCACCTACTAATATCATACACTGACCTGGATCGATAGTGTAGAAGTCAAGGTGATTACCGAATGTAACGAACCAGACAGACAATAGCCAAGCAATAACCAAATCATCATTACCCGATGCTTCGTGGTCTATTCGACCATTCTTCTCTACCAGACCACGCAATTGACTCGATAATGTAGTGTCTTTTACAAGGTGTCCCGCATTGGTTGCTGCGTTTTGCAACACGTTACCAAATAACAACTCACGGCTCTTTGCGTTAGTAGAGAACCCAAAGTCTGTCTTATGGCTGATATAGAACGATTCATCACGATAGCGTGTATCTTTAAGTATACGCTCGTAATCCGTCTTACGTTCCAGATGGTGTTGGACAATGGTGTTATACAAACGCTTGAAGGGATCAATACCGACTGATGGTAGTTCAATCATCAACGCATCTATAATGACAACCCCGGTTGATTTACGCTCAATAACCAAGGTTACATTTTCATAAGCGATAAGGAATGAACTTACCCATTTACTAAAGCGGATAATGTTAGCTTCGTTAATATCCATTGCGGCAACAACAGATAAATCTCTAACATCCACTAACACCATGGTAATCGAGTCTCGACCCACACCCTCTGAAGTATCCATACCGGCTACGTATTTGCCTGTCGCCATGCGTTGGTTTATTTGATACTCAGGTATGTACCAGCGTATCATGTAGCCTTCATCTGTAACTTCAGTATGATCTGGTTCACGTTCTGACTCAAATATGGTGTTATTCTGTTTAGTAGTAAGTGGTGAACGCTGCGTGCCACTAGTCCAACGGTTAAAGAAATCACGGTCAGCTTCCTCACCTTTGGCGTTGGCGTTGGCAATAGCGCGGTATAGCCAGTCGTCACTCTTACCTAATTGACGATGTGAGAATGTACCGTTAATAATAACTTTATGGTTAGTACAGTTCATTCTGACTAGACGATGGAAATCTTCTATATTTACGGCGTCTAGGAAGACCTCATTCCACACCGCGCCACCAGTTAACATGTCGTACATGTATTTACCATCACGGTCATCTTTCTTACCAGAGGTTGTTGTAAAGATGTTACCGTATGGTTGGTTATTGCGTTTAGCTTCTTCACGTGCTGCTGTACCGGCCGCTAACGCTGCAGGTATAAGTGAACCAATAAAACGAATAAACGGCCCCTCATCCACTTGAGTGATAGGTGCGGTTGTTCCACGACCTACGTTAATTGCAGCCGCCTCTGACGACTGAGCAACCGCTGTACTGTACGTGTTATCTAGTGTGTTATACGTAAGTAGATGTTGGTTATTAGCATCACTCTTATCTTTAACGATAAGATAAGGAGGCAATAGATCGCGGATACGTTTAAGACGTTCGACGTTAGCAGAGCGCAGGTTAGCATCTTTAGTTATCATGTTGATACGCGATGATAACATGGATAGGTATATTAGGTTTGTCATCAAACAGTCAGTAGAGACCGATTTACCCGTTTGACGTGGCTGTATGAGACCAAAATCAATATGGTTGAAAAATGACCACGTTAATGCAATGTTACCTCTATTGGCAATATAAGATACGGGCGTGTTGCCTGATTGGGGTGGTATGCGTACCACTTCTCTTAAAAAGTACCATGGGTTATATTTACACTCCATGGTGATCATTACTTTCTGCTCTTGGCTTAGCTCTTCTGAAAATGGATCGATACCCTGTAGCTCAGGCTGTAGTAACGTTAGATGAAAGACGTTGTTTTCGATTCCCATCTTTTTATATACAGTGGCAAGTCTAAGAAACGACTCATTAGTAGTATTTAAATCTACTATAGAATTCTTATATTTTTTATAATCTGATAAGAAGTTGATCATATTCGTTACTTACTGGTTAAAAAGGTTAGTCATAATGGTTGATGGTAAGTGTCTAATACGACACGCCAGACTTAATAATCTATGATCTCAAGCACCATAGACCTAAGGAAGAAATAGTCATGTTAGAGACTAAGGTATCGCGTGAAATGGTTTTTTTAACACTCACGTTAGAATCACTAGATAACGATCTACAGTCGTTATTTAACATAGGCATTCAACTTGAACAAATATCGTCACTGTGTAAAGAACATGATGACTGGAATTCACCTGTCGCTAAAATAGCTATTGAGCACCAGATAGAATCTTTAGGTATAGCCACATACGGTGTGTCTTTAGAAGATAAAGTGACAGATACCATAGAGCGTATCATTAAAGCCATTAAAGCTACCTTTAAACGTGCTTATGAAGTTATTGTACGTTGGACTGAAATAGTCTTAGATCGCTTGCGTGGGCTAAAGGGCAGACTTCGGAAAACCAACAAAGAACTTAAAGAAAAAGAAGAAGTAGATATCACTATTCCTTACGGTACTCAGTTAACATCATTGGCCATTGGGGATACCGTTGATCTTGATAAAGTTGTTAAGCGTCTACAATCTGTAGTAGCACCACTGCCTTCTATCAAAGCATCAAGCGAAAAGATAATCTACAAGTTTAATAATGCAAAACGCATGGGTGACGTTAACGCGTTGACTACATTATCAGACGACTTGATGGATTACATACTCAAGCATTACAAGCTTGAAGGTAAGAAACATGTTTATACCTCTAAAGATGTTTATCCTGGTAACCGCCGTATTGTCATGGACCTCACCCACCCTGTGCCTAACTTTGCCTTTCTGCAAACAGAAGGCGTTGAAGTAAAGGAAATGACGTTTAAGGCAAAAGATGTCGCCGATGCTATTGATCTATTAGATTTAGAAAATGTGCTGAAAATGACAAAGAACGTTCAAGAGTTTGCTGGTCAGGTTGATAAGTTAATGAAGACTGACTTTGACATTATGTCTGGCAATCGTGACGTCACTACTGAATTATTGAAGATGGCTGCACCTATCGCCGCTATGCTTCAGAAACCACCTAGAACCATCATTGGCTACTTTACTACAACTATTTTAGAGTTGGAGTCACTGTTGGATATTCTAACTCGCCAAAGTCCAGACAAGAAGTAGGAGAAATACATGTCTACGCGCACCTCATCACTTTTATCCATTAACACCCCGGCCCCTACTGTAAGTCAAGAATCCACTGTCTCTTACGATGTTGAAGAAATCAACGAGCAAATTATCGATATGGAATTTGAACAGCATCTTGAAGACGCTGACACATTACTAGGTGTAGCTAAAGGTTTAGAAGCCATTCATGCGGCCTGTACTGACCCTGCCCAATACCACGAACCTCTAACTAAAACTGCGTTGACCGGTCTTGCTAGTCAAGTTGGATTAGAGGCACTAGACGTGTCGACTGAAAATAAGGTCACTGAAACCATTGAACGTATCTACAAAACGATTAAGAAAGCCATTGAAATGGCTGTTGCAACTGTAGTCATCTGGGTCTTGAAACTCGCCTCGCGCGGTGAAGACATGCAGGAGCGTTTAAAGAATCGATTGAAGCAATTCAAAGATCTTGAAAAGGCCGACATCCAAGTCAGCGTCGACGCTAACCTTGAAGCACTCGCCATTGAAGATGAAATTAACCTGGATAATGTAGTCGAGGTGAGTCGTGCTTTAATCGATCTATCTAAGGCGCTGACTGCAGAAGGTGAAAAGATCGCTGCCGCCTTTACTAAAGCAGAAGACGCTAAGTCAATCATTGCTGTTGAAGAAGCTATTGATGACCTTGTAGAAAACGTAATCATGAAGTATATCCCCATGCGTAAGTACGGTGATGGTTACGAGTCTAAAGACATTCTACCTGGTAATGCTCGCTTAGTAGTTGACTTCAGACAATCTCAACCTGTTTTCTTCTTTAAGAAAGAAGAGAAAGAATATAAAGATCTTTCTCTAATGACAACAGCGGCTGAGGCTATGGCAGCGTTAGAAGCAGTGGCTGGTAAGGCTACGTATGCGAATCTTAACAACCACCTTAATAGTGCTAAAGACAACGGCGTTAGCAAGACGTTAGAAAATCGAATTAGTAAATTTGATAGTAAGTCTAACGATTCAGTATACGCACAAAGCTTTATGCGCTTAGGTGCACGCGTTAACACGGCAGTAACTGTTCCAGCGGTTAAGATATCTCGCTACATAACAGGTCTTGCTGATCAGTTAGATCGCGTAACCAAAGGTGCAATTAAAGCCACCGAAGCGTATAATAAATAAACTACGGCATAAGCTAACCACCCGGCCTCACGGCTAGGTGGTTAGGCTTTTATGCGGTTAACCCACGTCGTTGTCTTCATCATTAACAATATTTAAACTGCTAATACCTAGATGGAGATCATTAGTAGGTGTTTGACGTATCCATTGGATAGTAAGCATACAGTTAACATTTGGCTCAAAATCAACCTGAATTAGCTCACGGTAATCTTCGATAGGGATGAGGAATTCATCATTATCAATCGTGACTAACATATGGTTTGGAATAGGCGCTTCTGCTTCCTCTTCACGAATAACCAGCGGGTCGATGTTGGCGTACATCTTCTGCAGCCACTTATGGGTGTCAATCTCACCTTGCGAGATATCAATATTCCACTTAGAGGGATCATCACCATCACGACACGTATGGGCAAACAGACCTACACCGTAGACCAAATCACCATCTGCGTTGTAATCAATGAGATAAGGTGCATCAGTGGTGTGAGGTCGACCCAACAACGTAATGTTAAAGCGCTGCACGTGCCTGTAGCTCTGATAAGTGCTATCAACATCTTTAAGTTGAATTACCACAACAAGCTTCTGAAGTGCACCATAAAGCGTCGGATTAAACGATGTGGTCTGTGTAGCATCAGTCTCAACATACTGCGTGACATTAATTGCAATATCACGCTCCATCGAATAGAGGTAATACTCTAACGTATACCCCACCGAGTCGCTTATCCACTTAGGCACCACGTAGAGTTTCACGTTGTAGCGTAAATCTTCATCGGTAGTGATTGCTTTATATGGAATTGAGATAGCACCATTTTTAAAGGAATGAGAGAACGTTGTCTCATCACTGTCTAAACGGTACGACAACACCAACGGCACTGACTGACCAACCACTGACGGAATGTAGTTTTCAATACCGAATAAACGCATGCGAGATTGATTGTTAATCGGATAACGCACCTTACGCCCATTGTTGTACTTCACCACCCCTACCAGGTTCATTGAATTTAATGGTAGGTTGTGTGGGTAATGGAGTGTGTTTTGAAGCGTCTTGGATAGAAACGGCGATTCAATATACACATCAACAATGTATTCAGTAGCCGCTGCCGATGCTTTAATGAACGATGTGTTTTTAGCAAGCAAGCGCGATACTGCAGCAACTGATGAGTTTTGATTATACGCTACTAGTGTCAACACCTCACCATCAGTAACTTCAATCGATGAGTGAGCAGTGCGTGGTTGTTTGATTGCTGGATTGTTATCCTCGGCGGGTACCACATCTACCACTTCAATGTTATCAGAGATCAACACGCCATTTTGATCATAGCGAGCTGAAATGACAACACCTGTCTTATCATCGATATCATGTCCTTTAAACACCTTAACATGCGATACATTGCTACCGTAAATATGCAGGCGACTATCAAACGACATGACGTGAGGTACAACCGAGCTATCCACATAAACACGATAATGTTCGGTGATAGATCCAGGAGCAAGACCCAAGATAATATCTCTATCTGCAATACCTGTTTCTGTAGGTACACGCCAAATCTCTAAACGACTTTCGCCGGTTTGAAGATTGATGTAAGTGACGCGCAAAATACCACGCGTCCAATCCACCACCATGTCGTCTACATTAGGGACGTGGTTGTTGACACCGTCTGTGTCCTCCTGGCCGATCTGATATATTTCACTAATATGCCAGATACGAAACCCGCGATTAAGGTCTACATTAAAGACCGGGGCTGATTCATTTAACATAACAGTTAAGCTCCTACACAGACAAATTGTGTTAAGTCAACTCGCCCGTTTAAATATAAACGAGAAATACGATCCAATACGGAGTATTCATGGATTGTCACCGATACAACCTCACGATAACAATGTGGATGGATGGATACTAGATCTTTAGCCAGATCTAATTGCGTTGGATCATACGGGAGGTAGACCAAATAAGGATGAACAATACCTTCAATATCTTTATCGGTCATTCTTCCATCAAGCGCTGTAAGTCGTTTGTTGACCATATCTATTATCATGGCACTCATTAGCGGACTATACAGAACATAACGCTCTGCGACCGCTATAGGGGCTGATAACTGCGCTTCTGGTAATAGATCGCTAAGTAAGTTAGACAGTTGATTATCTATAACCGCCGCCGACTCGCGATTAACGTAATTACGATGATCTTTCAACTCCCACATAGGGGGGTGGTTATACTCGATAATGTAAGGCGCACCTTCCCTCACATCAGCAATGTTAACCGAGCTATCATCCTCAGCGAAACTTAATTCACTAGGAACTTTTAACGCCCCGTTAGCAACTACACGAAAAGAGCGATCATCACGTACATCAAAACGATTGTTACGTGAAAGCTTACCGTGGCGGATATGCCCAATCTCATAGTCGACATCCTCACCCATCCCTGGCGTTAGATGTCCCGATGCCCTTACCGTAACTAGCTGTTGTTGACCTTCCACTACCCATGATTTGTTTGTAATGACTACGATATTACTATCCGTTACATGGTAATCAATCTTGCGTATCAACGGATAACCATTTAACCACACGTCAACTTTACCAAACGGCAATACGATAGGTTCGTTAGTTACCTCTTCACCATCTTTATTAAAGTTGGCTACCAAAGGTACCGTAATCACACCAGCAGTTACATTGAGAGGGACGCTAAAGCCTAACCCCTCAGCATTACTACGCACTAACGGTGTCGATAAACGTGTATCAACTTTCCAGATAATTCGATCATCTTCAACCGCGTAATAAGTGTCATCGCCGGTTACGTCAACCCACTCACCCTCAACCTCTGACTCGTCTACCGCCGTTAGTACATAAAAGCGATATTCTTTATTTACGTCGTGGTCGACATACGTGTAATTTAGATCCTGATCGATGTCCTTTGACATCTTTCCTCGAACCATTTCCACACGCTTAGTTTCAGGATGACGGGGGTAATACTCCGTTCCCTGTGCATGGTAATAAAACCCAAGTAAGCGACCCTCCCCAGTATATTCGTATACCGTGGCATCAGACTGATATAAGACAGGTAATTTAACCTCATCTACACCACCGTCTTCTACCGTTTCCACAGGTGAATCGCCTAGTACTTTGACTAGGGCATTGTAACCTAGCGTATCAACCACTAAATCCGTGAACGGCGTAGAGTCAATAACTCGTGGTACTTCACCAGACACTTCCTCATAACGCATGATAGCGGGGTAAGACGATGCTTCTAGGTGAGCAGCGTTCCACACATTAACGCTTGAATTGACACCCGTTAACACATTAACAATTGCATCATCATCTAGCTTGTACATCTCATGTATACGGTTGTCTTCTAAGACTAAAGGACGGTCGTAGCCTGACTCTTTAATATGCAAACGCAAAATAGCATTGTTTGTGTTTAACCACTCGTTGTGATCGTTTAAAAATGCATCAACATGAATACTAGGGATGCTGTAATCGTGATGTGTTACCATGCGGATAGCTTCTCTGGTGTTAAAGTGATAATACACACCTTTGAATTTATCTGCACGGGTCTCTGACGGTACTAGTAAAAGAATGTCAATATCGTCATGATAGGCGATACGGTTAACCGTACTCTTAGGCGGGTGTAACAAATACTTAAGTTTACTATCTAGCGTTGAATGAAACGTAGGAAGATCTTTTATTAGGAAATCTACTACACGTGTCACCGTACTTTGATAGGTAAACTCAATGACATCATCAAGCTCTACGTCAGCAGGCGCTAAATATCCATACTCGTAGCCGTTTTTCATCAGACGAACATGGCCTGGCTCGTTTTGGTAGTTATAAAAAGCATTAAGCAACGTCAATCTATTTTGAGGTGTATCGACAATACCACCTTCTATATGGATAAACGCATTTGGATGGGGGGTGCTTCTATCTGAACTAATATAACTGTTGTGATAAAATCTAACGTAAAGACGCTGTTCATTAAGTAGGGGTAGGCTTTTGTGTGCCCTTACTGCAATGATGACTGTTCTGTTTTTACTCACCATGATGTAAGCAAGCGACTTAGCCAACACTCTACCGTTTTGAACATACAGGTCAATTAATAAGTTGTTCTCACTAGCCACCGTAGCAAGGTCGGTCCACTGACTAATTGAAGTCTGTATACCAAAAGTACTAGGTGGAAGTTGACCTATTTTGTAAACGTGATAAGTATCTTTATCCGTGGGTAGTCTTTGAGTATCCCACGGTAGACGTATTGTTTCTTTTACACCGCGTTTGTCACTTAAACGGTGGGGCTGAAACACAGAAGGCGTATCCATGAAAGGATTACACCACATGTGTTTATATCCGTAATTACTTAAAAAGTCTAACACGTGAGGATGCTCCTGTTAGTTTAAAGAAACAGGGAGCGATCTTATCGCTCACCGTTAGCCAATAGACCCAGCGTTTTACTATAAGTACTAAGGGCGTCTTTATCTCTATACTGTTTATAGAGTAGTTCGCTAACCGCAGAACGCTTATAAGCATTGCTGTTAATAGCCGCATACACCATGAAGTGCCACGTAGGTGCGTGCTCCAACGCTACGCCAACTACTTCACGTGCATGCGCGCCGCGCCATCCTGAGGTACCGGTAGCAAGTTGAAGAATCATGGCCGGAGTTAGCAGTTTAATACGTGATGATTCAATGCGCTCATGGGCAAAGTTTACGGTCTGAGCAAGTTGACCTGTTAGCGCTCGCTCACCCCAGATCTCTAATACCTTATCAACCGGCATGCGCAACACACGACCAATACGTGTTGCAATACGACCTCTATCAGAATCGCTAAGATCGTCTGCCATGAAACCATGCATCCCCACGTAATGTAGTGCAATGATGATTTGCAGATTTACTTGCGACACTGGGTCCAATCCAATGTTAGCAGAGATACGGTTAGCTAACCAGTTAACCATTGCCCACATAGGCGCATCACCTGCTAGGTATAGTTCTTTGGCGTGGCCGTCTTCAAACATTACAATTTCTAACATAGCACGTGCATTTAACGCTTCGTAATCCAACGTATCTTTTACAGAGAAACCATCAGTTGTTCCCTTTACAAAAGGACGCGTGTCGATTACAAACGCGGTCTGATCATCACGTGTTGACATGGTGACCGACAAAGGATGAGCAAAAGCATCTACATCTTTTACCTCTGGAGTTATAATGTAAAGTGGCGTATTCTTTGATGCGTGCACCTGGGTTAATTCATTTTTAACTATAGCCGCTTCTATCTGCTGTTGAAGTTTATCGCGACGATAGTTACTTGTAACCATGGTATTATAGCTAGATCTGTACATGGGTTTTCCTTATAGATAGCGGGCTAGTAACCTTATGCTATGGTGTTAATTATTTACATATGTCTATGATGCGTGATAGACGTTGACCGATACATAGAATTGGCTAGGTCTAATACTAGACATCGATTGCAGCGTATTGAAACGCACACGAATTAATTTAGCTAAATTAGTTTTGAAATTTCATGCCTTACACTAAGGCGATTTAAGGAGTCGGAAATGACAATTACGAGCGCAGCTCCATTTGCTAATTTGCGCGGCATTAATGACCAGTCTCGTGGTCAATTAGAGCCGGTTGCAGAAGCATTGCCGATGCACTTACCGATGATCCATCTTCTTTGTGAACGTGGTCCCACTACCCCTGTACTTGGTATCGGCACAGCCCTTACCGGCACATTTGGTGAAAAGACTTTTGATTACACTGAAGCGTATGCTAACCAAGCAACTGTAATGGCTAATACCATTCAGACGCAAGGTAACAGCATCATGGTTCAACGTGTTGTGCCTGCAGACGCAAAACAAGCACGTCTACGTCTTAACGTAGAAATCGTTGCAGCGGAAGTCCAAGAGTACCAACGCGGTGGTGATGGTAGTTTTGTTCTTGATCAGTTTGGTCAAAAGCAACCTACTGGTGATATCGTTAACGGTTACAAAGTTCGCTGGTTTACCGAGCCTATGGCTGAAGGTGAATTGCTTGGACAAGCATCTCAAAGCACAGGTGACCTAACTGGTGCACCTGAAGCAACGTCAACGGTATTTCCTATTATGGAGATCCCAGCACACCATGTAGGTAAGTACGGCAATAACTTAGGTTTCCGCCTTTACGCACCTACTGCTAAGTCTTCTGTTGAAGTTGACGGCGACATCATCGATGACCAAGGCGCATACTTGTATCGTCTTCAAATCGTTGAACGTCCAAGTGAGAACTCTTCTCCGCTGGTACAACAAACACTAACAAGTGGCCAGTACGTTGAGTTTGCATTCAAAGACGGTGTTATCAATCCCAAGTTGGATACTCAACTTTCTTTTGACCGTGTCGTTAATGCAGCATATACCGATCTAAACACCAGCGATGGCTTCCCGGCTGTCTATGGTCCGTTTGGCGACATCGAAGTTTACCAGCAAAACATCGAAGCAGTACTTACAGCCCTTCATGGTGCTGAAGATGCAGCGGTAGGTGGTCTGGGTACAGACATGCACTCGCTTAACTTCATGGGTGGTGTGGATTACGATGGTACTCCTTACCATGCGATTGAAGTAGTAGGTCCTGCCGATGGCGGTATCCTGCTATCTGAAACTGCTACTCACTACCTTAAAGGTGGTGATGACGGTGACCTAAGCTGGGCGAACTTTGATCAATTAGTTGGTGACGACGTTGCTAACTTTGAGAACAGCCCGCACAACTTAATGGATGATGCAACTTATCCAATCAGCGCATACTGGGATCCAGGCTACAGCCTAGACACCAAGCGTAAGTTGCTAACACCTATCGGTCTTCGTAAAGACATCTACGTAGTACTTTCTACGCAAGATATCACTGAGCCGCAAAACACAGTAGATGAAGATTCATCTACCGGTGTAGCACTTCGTACAGCCGCGCGTCTTTATCCTGAATCTGCATTCTACGGTACTGCTACTTGTCGTTGTATCGTTGTAGAACAGGCTGGTACGCTTAATGGCGGTAACTTCAAAGGTCTTGTACCTCAGACAGTTGACTTAGCGCAAAAGGTAGCAGCGTTCATGGGTGCGAGCTCTGGTATCGCAGCAGCAGGTCGTGGTTTTGATCAGTCTCCGACTAATCAAATTACTCTACTACGTGCATTGAACAACACGTACAAACCAGCACGTGTTCGTAACGCCGACTGGAATAACGGCATGGTTTGGTCACAAGCCTACGACCGCCGTTCATTCTTCTACCCGGCAATTCAGACTGTATACGACGATGATACTTCTGTACTTAACTCAGCGATCAACATGATGTTCTTCACTGAGCTTGAGAAAGTATGTCAACGTGTATGGCGTGATCTTTCAGGTAATTCTAAGTTAACTAACGCACAGTTCATTGAACGTTCTAACGCGTTAATTAGCGAACGTACTGTAGGTCGTTTCGACGGGCGTTTGACAGTGATTCCTGAAACCTTCTTAACTGAAGATGACAGCAATCGCGGTTATAGCTGGAGCTGTAACATCAACGCCTACGGTAACAACATGAAGACTGTAGGTACCTTCACGGTAAATGCATTCAGAAGTGAGGACCTAGTATAATGGCTCGTGTAACTGAAGCAGTACTAAAGGCAGGGGTTGGCCACTTAGCGACCTCAAAAGACACAGGCGTAGACCTTACCAAAAATGGTCAGAACGGCTTTTTAGTGGACTACAACAGTGTTCACTCTAACGCTGCCTACGTTAAGCGTAACATCATCCCGGTACTTCTTGAAGCCCCTCGTGGTTTTAGCGACTTACCTGACAGTGATGTTTGGATTTCAACGCTGAAGAACCTGGTTGAGCTTCACGCACAAACCATTGAAGGGTTGACTTCAACGCTAACTGCTGAGTTTGTTGAAAACGCAGTAGGTGGTGGCGGTGAGTTCCAAGAAGACATCGCTAACGTTACACGTGAACGTTCTGTTCCTGTATTTGGTTTCCCTGAGAAGTATGGTCGTGTGATCAACAAATTCTTCGAGGGTTGGATGCTGAACCTGTTGATGGATCCTGAAACTAAAGTACCACGTGTTGTTAACTTGGCAGAGAATGTTCCTGCGGATCTATTGCCTGACTACGTCAGCATGACCATGATCTTCATCGAACCTGATCCAACACACACACGTGTAAACAATGCTTGGTTAGTTACCAACATGATGCCTAAGACTGGTGGTGAAAACATTGGTCGTCGTGATCTTACTGCTCCTGGTGAGTCAGTACTTCACTCGATCGAGTTTACTGGTCTTACTCAAGTAGGTACAACGGTTGATGCCGTGGCACAGTCTATCCTAGACACCATGTCACTTTCAGGTGTTAACCCGAACAACCGCGCTGCGTTTGTTGATAAGATCACTGCTGATCTTGACGCTGTAGATAACGGCTTTGCTGAATTAGTAGAGCGAGCTTCTAGCCCAGCGGCATAAAAAAAAAAGCATAATAACAAGAGCACGATTTAATCGTGCTCTTTTATGCCGTCGTTATAGGTTTTGTTTAAATACAAGGTGGGCTATTAGTCTATTGACAAAATCTACAGGATCCACATCAAGTAATCCTACTTGATATAAGACAGTTTCGGCAATGGCTGGAGAGGTTAATATTAAATCACTATCGTAAACTAACTTATTCATCTCCATGTATATACTCATTATACGCTCTGTAAGCCCCTGTATGTTGACTTTAGGCATAAGTCTATGAAGTAGATCAGTTTGCTCATAAATGAGCTCAGAGACATCCACAGACTCTAATTCACTAAGATAGATAAGTGTAGAGTCTATCAGGTCTTCTCTAGATTTCATGGTGTCGAATAATGTCATCCGCCTAGAGGTTTCCAGCCAAGCCATTTTAAGGTAAGTGGGGATGTTGATGAAATCTTCTGCAGCAGCGTTAGCTAACGCGCTTCTTAGGGCAATGACGGTTTCTTCTGTGGTAGTGTTGGTCAGTACAGGTTCATCACTTAAATTGGTGCAGGGTATGCCTAGTGTGCTAACACGATCTATATCTACCCACTGTTGATGTGTAGGCGGTATATAGTGTTTAAACGCAGGTAAATGTTCCGCCAGTATTATAAGTGGAGTAGTCATACGTCGTATCCTTATATGGTTAATACGGACATAACGCAGAAGGTTTTACCCCTCTGCGTCATGGCGTTACGTTAAGCTTTTTTCGCTTGAAGCGTTGCAAATTGCTGCAGTGCTTCATTCTGATACTGAGTAGTCAGTTCACGAAGAGTGACTGCGTCCCATTTATCAGATTCGTTCATTAAACGATTTGCTGTAGCCATTACAGTAGTAACGTAATGTTTAAAGCGGCTTGCTAGCTGAGCGTCAGTTTCCGTTTGGAAGCTAGCGTTATCGGCAGCGGTGTTAATGAACTTTTGTTCCTTTTCCAGCTGTTCCTTAGGTAGAGGTATTTTACCTAAAAAGCTATTAGCAACTGTGAGGAAGTTATCTTTTCTTGACATTAGTAAGGCTCCTTAATTAAGCACGTGATACAAGCTTGTCATAGTAATTACGCACTAGCTGTTAGGTTATCTAATGCCTGTAGTGTTTGTTGGTAAAGCGTCACCACCTGGTCAGTATCGAAGTAATAAGCTTCGTTTAAGAATAAGTAAGCGGCATGGTTATTGATTATGTTATCTATAAGCTGGTTTACCATGGTTACTTCATCCCATCCCGTATATTGGTGACGGTGTATCCAGTAATGGACATAAGCATACTTGTCAAACGTACAACTTGGTGCCTGTGTACTTACTGCATTATAAAGTGCTTTTGCACGCATGTGATCTTGACTAGTGATCGTTTCACCAATCGCCAGACACTGTGGATTGAACATAGACGCCAACGCATGGGTGTCGCTGTTTAATGCAGCGTGAATGAATGGCGAGCTGATCACCAGACGTAACTTTTCAGTATGCATGATACGTCTCCTCGTTAGTAGATTCATAACACCTGAATATGAATATAGCCCTGCTAAGGAGGGCTCATAAGATCTAATAAAACATGTAAAAAAAGAATACGGCATAGATGGTAGAGACTGTAACGTCTCTACCATCCTTGGCTTACGTATAGACTATCCCTATTTAGACAATAGCTGTTTAGCTAGTGCCGCCGCGTGCGTACGTACCGCTGATACGTGGCTAGACGAGCTCTTACCGTAGCTCGATGTTACTTTAAGGTCTACATGACCTGGACGTGCTTCGGTGACACGCTGGCCATCTTTAGGATAGCTGATGTCTTTAGAGCGGTGTACTGTAGCTTCTAGCTTGGTATACTTACCTACTGGTAATGAGCCGGTTACTGTTGTTACTTCGTTATCCTGCGCCATCGCATCGATACCTACTTCAGATACACTTTGCGCTAGTGCTGTTGCACACTTCTTGTGGAACTCGCCAACCTGGTCAACAGTTTCCATTGTCAAGCCTTCAGGCAATAGACCCGCTGCAACGTCTTTAGGTACATCGTAAGAGATAACGCCATTAGACACTGATTCAACATGGCTAGTGATAACGTTAGACGCTTCGATTTTCTTTGCGTCGATACCAACAGTGGCAACTTTCTCAAGTGCTTCAGTTGTAGCTTGAGATAGAACGAATTGTTGCATTGGGCTTTTCTTTTGGGCTTCAGCCATTTTATAGTCTTCCTATTTGTTTATTGATTGATCGGATCAATGTTTTCTGATTTAAGTACTTTTATCACATAGGTGTCTTATTCACTCTACGCTCACAAAAGTAATATAGGTGTGTTTTTAATTACAGTCGGATAGTAAACTAGACAGATGGATTTCAATTAGTCCATGGGCCATTCAGGCACGTGCCAAGCTTCAATCCCTGTGTTAGCCATAAGGTCATCGTTGATGATATCAAAGCGGGTAATGGCTATGTCTTCATTATCGATGTCTGAACTTTCTGTTAGAATTTCTAACATGGATAACATCCCTGCTACGTAGGCGTTGTAGCAATCTAACATAGGCTTGCCTTTAGGCAATTCGGGTGTTATGTCTTTTGCAATGAACGTTTTAAATGTTTCACCCAACTTACCCTTTATAGGTGGGTGTGATGTACGGTTCAATTGACGCCCGTAACGTCTTAGATGGTGTTGAATATCTACTAGGGTCTTAACATTCTGCTCCATGGAAATATCGTCACTACCGCCTTTAATGGCGCTATTTTTAAATAGTAGACCACCAACGTAGAAAAAGGTTTTAATCAACCCACGTTGTTGTGGGTCTATTCCTAGGTTGACAGGATAGACGCTTCTAAAGAACTCGTTAAACGTAGCTTTAAAGGGCTGTGGTTGCATTTATATTTATCCTTAGTTAGTATTGTAAATACATACTGGTAATATAGGTCTATTATTTCCTGACGGCATATAACCCTACCGCATTGGCAGGGTTATACATGGTCTTACCAGGACTGTGATGCAAAGTTTAGGTTTTGGACTTTAGACCAACCTAACTCTGAACGCACCATAGTAGAGCTTACTGAATTCTCCATTGAGACACCGCTAAGCTGCTGCTGTCTTTCTACAGCATCTAACATAGAAGGTACAATTTCAATATCATCAGCAATGCCTTCTAGCGCAGGTGCCTGATACTTGTTAGCAACCGATATACCTGGTTCGTTAACATAGTCCCAACACACTAACACTTTCATGTGCTTGTTAAGCTTTCCACCCACCATACGGTCGTTAGTCAATGAACGCACGGAGAATGCTACATTCTCTTCAGTGTTACTTAACTGCTGTTCTAACGCTGGGCCGTGGGGTCCACACGGTTTCACCTTACCCATTACTGCGATAACAGGTTTACCGTTCTCGTCTTTGACATTGTCTTTATCAATCCACACTTCTTTAAAATGTACACAGATAGCCGACTCTTCAATACGTAAGATACGCTCAAGGAATTGTTGGTTAGTCATACCAGGTAGTGGTTTAGGATGACCATATTCACCACGGCACTGGCCGTTAGCAATACGACGCATCAAACTGCTAGAGCTTTCAAACAACGATTTGGCTGATTCAAACGGATACGTAGCACCTGCTGAGTTATCAAAGTCATAGGCACCTAGTACCATTTGACGATAACCGTGTTCATCGGTTTTTAAGCGACCTACCTTATTTGTTCCTGCTAAGGCGGTACAGCTATATTTGGCAATGTTCGACATCTTATCTCCTTAACAGGTCTTCAACTCGCTCTAGACGTTGTGAGGGGTCTACAAGCGCAGAATTAATCCCTTCGTCTAGGTAAGCACCCATTAGTTTAGCTGTGGTGTTAGACGCACCATCCTGTACACTTCTCAGTGCAATGATTTCAGGTGGTTTATCTGACAACTGTTGTGTGTTTTTGAATTGGTGTCGGTAGAATACGGTGCGATCGCGAGGAGAACGTGCTCTTGCTGCCGTGATCATTTCCAAGATTGCGTGGTTAGTATTCAAGTTAGCCCCACCGTGATGCAGTGCGGTATCAAACAACTGCCCTAGATCACGATAGCCTAGATACCATGGCGTGTTACCCTTTGCGACAATCTCATCAAAGATCTGGTACACAAGTGTACCTTCTTTAACTAGATTCACATTAGGCATGAATGTATCGCCTGGTTGGAATTCTAACGAATAATATTCTACTTCATCAATCACAATAGTGTTGATGTTAGAAGGGGTTAACGTCATCATTGCGTTAACTAGAGATACGCCGTAGTATTTATCATCTACTACTATCCCATATATCCCCACTACTGACACGGTTGAACCTACAATAGCAAGTTCTTTAGCCGCGTAACGCTTAGGCACGTGTACTGCAAGGGGTTGGACAACTTTAAGGCTATCCTTTACCCGCTGCAGCGCCTGTTGGACGCGTTTAGCATCCCGACGATACATAGACGCTTCCATACAAGCTCCTTACTTTACGTTGCGTTTGACTTCGATTTGAGATGCAACCCATTCACATACTAAATCGATAGTTGTCAATGTTGCTGCTTCACGTGGTGTCAACGATGGATTCTTCGCAGCGTGTGCATCAATATCGCTTAGGATACGGAAAGACTGCGTGTGTGGGAAGAATACTGAACAAACTACCTTACGTACATATTCGTAAGTAGACAGGTTAGCATGAACTGCAACGCTTTCTAACACTTCATTAGCACGTTTGCGCAGTACTTCTTTTGTGTCGATGATGATTGATTTATCCGATTCATCAACTGCACTGATGTATGCTAACAATTGCTTGCGCATACCAGATACTATCGCAGATACACGCTTGGCGTTGTTCTGAGACTTATGTAGACGCTCAGCACGCTCGTACATACGCTGGAACATTTCTGATTCAGCATTAAGTGTGTTAGGGGTTGGTGCTCGCTCGCCTGCTAGACACGCACCCATCAACCACTCAGGTTTACCACCTTCTTTAAGGTATTGGTTATACACCTCACCTACTACGATAATTGGGCGGTTAGTTTGACTTGCCGTTGGCATAGACAGAATCAAACGTTGTTGACGAATGAATGCTTCACGTTGTGAAACGATGCGGTAAATACGACGACCCGCTTGAGACATCTGAATAGCTACCGCTTCTGCGAACTCCGCAGCGCTTACTTCAACACCTTCTGGTGTTTCTTCGTGGAAACGCTTAGCAATAAAGAAGCTGATCATTGCACCGACACGATCAATACGTTGCTGTGCCTGTTCATCTATACCTGACTCTGGCGGTTTAGGTAAACCACGGAACATATGGTTGTAGTGATTTACCAAAAACTCAGGTGGGAGATCATCAAGAATTGTAGCAATGTCTACATCAATACGGCTAATGCCTGTCTTGATTAGTTCACGCAGCTCTGCACCATCGCGTTCTGGGAACAATGCAGTACCACGTAAAACATCACGTACTGGCGTTTCCGCATAGCGGTCAGTTAATGACGTAATAGAGGGGTTAGCAAACGCGTTTTCTAAGAAGACAGGTAGAATCTCATGGCGATGACCATGCTTCAACTCTTCATCTAAAAAGACATCTAGCATTTCTGTTTGATCTACGATGATAGGACGTACTACATTGCGAGTAATGTTAAGCATAGTAGACACAGCGTCGCTTGCTAGTTTAACAATTTCTTCCATGGCAAGATCATGAGGAATGCTGCCACCTGAATCTTTTAACATGGAGTTAAAGCTGATAGACTCTGTTAAGTCAACTGCATCATCAGATGCCTCAACTAACGTACTACCAGATTGAATTAGATCTGATAACGGCGTGCCTACTTTAGGCGTGAGGCATATAGCCGCATCGGTATTAACGGATGCTGTTAAAAGACATGCATCTAAAACATGACGGTGTAACATTACACTGCTCCCTTCTTAGTTAATTGACTGTTAATACTAGCAACACACGTATCCGCTAGCATGGTAGAGAGAGGTTGTTTTTCAACAGTATCGGCAATCTCATTACCCGCTACCTCTTTAATGACATTCACTGCTAACTGTGTAGCGCTACCTAACACTACAACGTTATCGTGAAATTTATCGTTTGTTTTCATGTTACACCTAATTCATGTTATTTATACGTGAAACCCAATGGGGGAGAATTACTCCCCCTCATACAGTGCCAGTGCTTGCTTGGATATCACACCAAGTACTGTGTTGGTTGTTCCGATGATTTCTGTAGCCAAAGCGATACGGTTAGAGATACTCTGGTATGCAAAAATCATGTCGATGGGCGTGCCGTTTTTGGTCTCATGTGTACCTTGCAATACACGAGAAGTGACCGATTTTAGGTTATTACCTAATACCAATTTATCACCCGCCTCGTGAGAGGCTAGCGTTGTTAGTGTAACAATGATTAATGCATGATCTAACTCGATGCGTTGTTTCTCAATGATTACAGGTTCGGTAACACGACCATTAGTAGCACGACCATCTTTATACTGCTTAGCCAGTTGACTGCGTTGTCTATCTGAACGATTGGCGATGGTTTGCAACGTAGGACTCATATCTGACTTATCGCCATTATACAAGACCTCGATGTTTTCAACTTCACCTTTAAGTTTGGCCTTTGGGTTATTAGCCGCTAGCGCTTGTAAACTTGCTAACGTCTCTTCATCGAATAACGCACCGTCATCCGTAAGGCCATCCTCAATGGTACATAAAATACCGTCAGCTTCAAGCGTATCGCCTACTTTAACAAGGTTAATAACTTGTTGATCAAAGCGTACTAAAATAGCACGGGTTTTGACCGTAGGTGTTGCTAGCGCTTTAGACAAACGAGGTGAAATCGCCGACCCATCCTCTAACGTATCCGATGTCTCCATCAGTACTACTTTAGCCATTGCACCTGCTTTATAGCTCACCTGTTTAGGATCAAAGAAGTCGGGTTCAAAGAATGCATCATTATACGTAATGACATCCCCTGCTTTAATACTACGCCCTACTTCTAGATCACATTTAAGTACGTGTTTGGCTGAACCATCTGCCACTTTCGCATACTGCGTGCCAATAGGTTTTGTGACTTCAGTTCCATCCTTATAAGTAATAGTGACTGTGCGATCATCTTTGTCTGTAATCTTACCATCCTGCTTTGCAGTGTAGGCAAATAGATC